ATCGAATACCTTCGTCGGAATATCGAATACCTTCGTCGGAATATCGAATACCTTCGTCGGAATATCGAATACCTTCGTCGGAATATCGAATACCAAAATATTTATTTTTTTCGATTTTTAGAACTCTCTTTTCTATCATATTTGTACCTTCTTTTTTAATCTCTTTTTTTGATATATATCCTTTTTTGTAAAGAGAATTTATTATTTCAGAGCATCTATTTTTAGAAAGTTTGAAGAATTTTGAGAAATAGTCATTACTTGCAAAACATCCTTTTTCTCCGTCAAGGCTGTCTATTTCTACTAAAAATAATTTTTCCATTATAGTTAAATCTTCATTTTCCCATATTTCTTTAGGAATCCACACGCCTTTAAATTCTCGTTTTTGTTCCACTATTTTCACCTCAAGTTTATAATTTAAAAGTTATTTAATAAATCTAAAATAAAGTCTCTTCCTGTTCCAGTCCATTTACGATGATATATTATCTTATCATTTTCAAGTATCTCTTGCTTAATGCTAACTAAATTCTTGTCTGAATATTCTGAATATAATAGCCATGTTCCATTTTGCTTATACTGTATATGCTTATCAGCTAGTATCTTATTTAATTTAGTAGCACTTGATATTCCAAGTTCCTTTGCTATCTCTGTTGTTGTATATAATTTATTTTGATGAATAAGTCTATTTCTCTCTGAAATTGCTTTCTGTTTAGCTTCTTCTGATTCCACTAAAGCTTTTAATGCTGATAAATAATCTTTTGGTAAATTTAGTTGCTGCTTATCTTTTGCTATTCGTTCACATTCTATGAAATATTTTCTTGCTTTTTTGCTTAATTTTTTAGTTTCTTCATTGGAACGTGGTGCAATTCCAGCTACCATACATATCTCTTTAGCTATTTCAACTGTTATTGTATATCCATACAAAGTTGCATTATTGCCTTCCCTTTTAAAGGGGAAGCGAATGAAGTCAGTATTTTCAACAGCTTCAACTAAATTTAATTGATTCTTAATCCAGTCAGAAAAATCCTTTTGAATTTTTAAAAATTCATAAAGTTCTCTTCCATCAACTAATTGCTTACCATATTTTTCAGTTATTTTTATTAATTATTTCATTCTGAAACTCCCTTTATTTATTTTTCTTTTTATTAAGTTTTACGTCATGTAAAACTGGCTTTATTACTATTTCACCGTTTAAATTTAAAGTTACATCTACACTGTCTCCATTTTTTAAGTTAAGTATTTCTAAAAATGCTTTATCTATTGTAACTGCTGAACTTCTACCAGTTGTCACTATTTTTCTTATCATGTTTACTTACCTCCTAAAGTATAACGATACGTATCACCTAATATTATTATACATAACTAACGTTAAAAAATCAACACCTTACCCTCAAATTCTTACTATTTGTTGAGTTTGAGGGTAAAAAAATCCTATAAATCATCTATTGTCAATATCCTACTTACTTTATTAATACTTCTGCAATAATCACACATTCCACATCCAATAGGAGTTTCCAATCCATTCCTAACCTTAACTATTCTATCAAGTGTGTACTCTATCTCTTCAAGTTTAGGTCTTGTATAACATTCATCTATTCTTATAATAGCTTTTAAAGGATTATCCTTCTTCTCGACTGCAACTATATATGGAATTAAATCCTTTCCAAACTGCTGCTTAATAAGTTCCCTGTATACTGCCATTTGTTCAACATAACCATAATATTCAATAAAAGTCAATCCATCATATCTTTTGTGAAGTTCTCTTGTAGTTTTTAAGTCTGAGAAGAATCCTTTTTCTAAGTTTAAACAATCAACTTTAGCCTTCCATTTAACACCAAACAACTCTCCTGTAACAATAACCTCTTTTTCTCCATTTAGAAAATTCATACATATAGAATCGTTTTTTAAAGCATTAATCATATTATCAGCTATTTTATAATTTGATTTTAATTGCCCTTTAGTTTTACCAACTGATGAAAACATTTCAGGATGTTCTTTTTTAAACTGGTCCGTATTTCTTTTTTCTGCCCATTCGTGTAAATATGAACCTAGTAATAAAGCTTCACTTTTAAGGCCTTCATATTTTCCTTGTAACTTCGCTACAGCCGATACTTCACATTTTTTGAATGATTTATACTGTGATACTGACATGTACTCTCTATCAGCCTCTAAACTGTAATAATTAGAATCATTTAATATCATTACTATTCACTTCCTCAAAAGGAGTATCTGTAAAATCAACTGGAGTATCAGAATCTATTTCTCCATTATTTTCAAGTTCTTTTTCCATATCAGATTTTTGAGTTATGATATTATCAGAATTTTTATCTATAAACTCTGAATCTCCTCCATCTTCCCATGCTCTTTGCTGTTCTATAGAATCAAAATCTAATTGAATATGCTTACATAATCTTCTTAGCACTGTTTTCTTAGCCATTTCTCCAAATGATTTACTCCAAGCCTGACCTCTTGACTGCTTAGAAAATTGGTCTCTAACAAGTTCTATTTCTTCTCTGCTCATAACTTCTACTTGCATACCACCATCTTTATAATATACTACTGCAAAAGCTCCTATTATTTTTTCGTTATTGAATGGTTTGGATTTGAAATTAACATACTGCTGACCGCGTTCTACACCTTCTTCAAATTCATCGCCTTCTCTAACTAGCTTAGAATATATGTCTTTTATAGGATTTATAGAATACTTTCTACAGAGCTTTTCTTCTCCTTTGTAGTCAGTCATAAATGTAGGAGTTTTTCCAAAAGTAATAACATAACATTCTTTGTTAAAGAAATCAAGCCCGAGGTAAGCTCCCTTCATTATACATTTTGCAAGATTAAATTCTTGACCTCTCATATTTGAAATATCAGTATCATTCAATACTGTTAGAACATTCTGCTTGAATCTAAGTGAATTAAATCCCTTTGGTAAAGCATCTTTTTCTTTCTCTAACATATGTGTTAAGTTTATATTTGTTTGTTTTAATACTAATGAACTTGTTTGATTTGCCATAAAATTACTTCCTTTCCTCTGTTAAAAATTCAACTTCATCTTTAATTGGGTTGTAAAATATTTTGGATATTCTAAAATCTTCATTTTCTTTATCAATAATATCTATATTATTATTTTTTAAAATAGCAAGTGAGTTATTTATGCTATTAATTAGCATTTTAAAAGTACATGGTTTGAGCATTATTAATTACCTCCTATTTCTTCTGAACATTCCTTACAAATAAATTTGCCTTTGTAATAGATCACATCTTTTCTTTCACCACAGAATACACATCCTGGTTCATATTCACTAAGAATTATCTTATCTCCATCAGCATAAATTTCTAATGCACTCCCTGGCTCACATTTAGATTTATTTTTATTTTTAAGCCCTAAGCTCTTTAAAATTTCCCTTGGAATACATATTCTTCCGAGTTCGTCTATTCTCCTAACTAATCCTGTTTTCACCATATAAATCTCTCCTTTTAAATTTAATTAATCTCTTTTAATGTCGCACCAAAAGTTGTCAAGACTGTCTTTTATACATTTCCAGTCATCCATAAACATTTCTAAAAACTCAATAGCCTTATCTCTGTTACCTTCTTGAATGTAATACTTAAGGTCTGATAAATGTTGGTCTGCTTCACTTAATTTCATTTTGTTTCATACCTCCTTTTCTTATAGTATTAACCATGTTTTTGTATTTTTGTAATTCTTTGTAACATTTAGAACACATATAGTTATCAAATACATCTATACAAATGTGACTCTCATGACAGTTAAAACACTCATGCTTTTTGTAATTTTTGAAATCATAAATTTTAGCTTTTTTATTCATAAATTATATCCCCACTTATTCTTATTTCTTAATAAAACCTTTTTGAATTTATCTGCATTTTCTGTTTTTCCTTTTATACCGTTTATTCTTCTTTCGTAAGCGTTATCACTTTCACAATCAGGACAAATATAATACTCGCTACCTTTGTAAGTGATACTGCTAACATTCCACTCTCTTTTACATTTAGAACATGTTTTTGTCATACAAAAGCCTCCAATCAAATTTATTTATCAGCTTCTGTAAATTGTTTTCTAATCTTTAGTCAATTCTCTTTGAACTGATTTTAAAAATTCAATTCCAAACTTATCTTTTATCATTTTTAAATAAGAATAATAGTAGTTTCTTAATTTTTCATCTGATGGTTTATTTATGCAAGTAATTTTAATTTCTTTCTTTGACATAAATGCCACCCTTTAATATTAATTATTTCTTTACAACCTCTTCTGTATCTCCAAAGAATAGTTCATCTATCGTAGTGTCTAACATATTAGACACAATCTTAGCTTGTTCTAATGAAAAGTTCTGTTTATTATTTTCCTTAAGGCTATAAGCATTTACTGATATACCTAATTTATCAGCTATATCTTTCTGCTTAATTCCTTTAAGAACTCTTGCTGCTTTTACTTTATTTCCCATCTATTTTTCACCTCTTTTTTAACTCATATCTTGATTACAATTACATTATACTTAACAAATAGTTAGAAGTCAATAACCTTTTGTTAAGTTTTTAAACAAAAGATAAAAAAATTATAACTAACAGTAACATTTTTGGTACTGATGAGTATAATATTTATATAAGAATACAGAAAATGCATGTATTTACATTGAAAATATCTATATAAATGTTATAATAGAATAAGAATAGGAGTTGTAGTAAATGAGTATAGAATCAGGTAAAAGAATAAGACAGAGAAGAAGAGAGCTAAATCTCACACAAGAACAGCTTGGGGAAATGACAGGATACACAATGAATTCAATAAGTTTGATAGAAATGGGTAAAAGAGAAGTACCTCTAAAAAGAATGAGTTCTTTTGCAGAAGCATTAAATTGTTCAGTTAACTATATAATGTGCGGATACGATAATTATGAACTTGGAGAAAAATTACTTACGGAATTCGCAAATGCTGGTATAGTAGCAGAAGAAATAGATATCGATAAGCTGCAAAAAGTTTTAAAAATGTATAAAATAATGAATGAATAAAAAAGACCAGTATTAATTACTGGTCTTCGTTCATTTAGCATACAAATAAAATTTTACTACATATGGTATATCAGCTGTATCTATATCATATCTTTTTAGAAATAATGTTAATAGGTACATTTCATCTTTAGATATTTCTTTCTTACTGATAACCTTTTCCATACAAATTAAAATCTCCTTGAAATTTTTACATTATAATATATGATGATTACGTTCAAATATGAACATAAAAATTAAAAAAATGAACAAAATGAACGATAAGATTAGAATAATTCTAGTCTTATTTTTGTATTCATATTATAATTAATAAGCTTTAATAATATATATGTAATGGAGGCAAATAAATATGGTAACAAGAATTGGAATTTACAGCAGACAATCAGTTTATAAAGAAACAGGAGAATCTACAAAGAACCAAATAGAACTTTGTAAAGCTTATTGCGAAAGAAATATTGAAGGAGAAAAAGAATACCTGATATTCGATGATGAAGGTTTCACAGGCTCAAATGTTAATAGACCAGCATTTAAAAGAATGATTATAGCAATAGAAAATAAAAAGATAGATACAGTAGTTTGCTACAGACTTGACAGGATTTCGAGGTCGGTAATAGATTTTAACGAGACTTTTAATAAATTACAAGAAAATAACGTAAAATTTATATCTATAACAGAACATTTTCAAACAGACACTCCTCTTGGCATCGCTATGCTACAAATTTCATCTGTATTTGCAGAGCTAGAAAGAAGGAATATAGCTGAAAGAGTACGAGACAATATGCTTGAGATGGGTAAAAAAGGTAGGTTTACAGGTGGAATTACACCACTAGGATTTAACTCAAAAAGAATAAAATATCTAAACGAAGAAATGAAAGAAAAATCATACAGCATTCTTACACCCAATATTGATGAACTTCAGATAGTAAAGTATATGTATGAGAGTTACATTAAATTAGGATCAATAACTAAATTAGAAAAACATCTTTCAGAAAATAACATAAGAAATAGAGCTGGCACTTATTATGAGGCAAGCGTATTAAGTGAAATATTAAGAAATCCTATATATGTGAAATCAAATAATAAAACATCAGAATATTTATCAAATACAAGTATGCAAGTATATGGGACACCTAACGGAAATGGATATCTTTTATACAATAGAAAAGATGGAAATAGAACCAGAGATAAAAAAGACTGGATATGTGCCATAACCAATACTAAGGGATATATAGAACCTGAGTTATGGTTAGAAACTCAAAAAATATTAGATAAAAACAGAGATAAGAAAGTTCCGAGAGCTGGAACAGGAAATAAGAATGACCTACTATCTGGATTAATAAAGTGCAGCATATGTGGGAGAAAACTATTTGCAAAAGAAGCTGGCAGAAATAAATATCAATATTATATATGCTACGGGAAGAAAAAACTGAGTGAGTTGAAATGCAGATGTAAAAATGTAAGAGCTGATGTATTAGATGAAATGGTAATAAATTCAATTAAAGTGTATTCTAAAGAAATAGTACTAGATACACTCGATAAATTCATAAAAAATAATAATGAAGATAATAATATAGAAAAAATACAAGAAAATATCAAAAATGAAATAAATAAGAAAAATGATTATATAAATTCACTGATTGATAAAATATCATTAAGTACCAATGATATAGTTACAAAGAAATTAATGGAAAAGATAGATGATACTTCAAAGGAAATTGAAGAGCTAAAATTAAAATTAGAAAATGAAAAAATAATAAAAGAAGAAAATAAATCAAATGAAGAAAATGTTAAAATATTCATTGAAAATATAAAGAATTTCAGCAAGAATATAGATAGTTTAGATACAATATTCCAAAAGAGAGAATTATTAAGAATATTAGTTAAAGAAGTTATATGGGATGGAGATAACTACACTGCTACTATAAAGTATAATATTGACATTGATGAAGAAAGTAAAAAAAAATAAATACACATGTGGAAAAGTATAGTAAAAGGTTGTATTATTATAGCGATAGCACATCCTCTCACTACAGAAGTACAAACTTTTGGGATAATACTATAATAGAAACTAATTATAACATAAAAGAGGAAGACTGTACCAAAGATATAGATTATCTTAAATACTATCGAATAAAATATGGGCTTACATATAATAAAATAGCAACTAGTATAAATTATGGAACATCAGAGCTAAAATCTATAGAAGAAGGTAAGAAATTACTTACAAGGGATGTGTCACAAAGATTAGCGAAATATTTCAATACTGGTACAGTATATTTTTACAATACATATTATGAGGAAACCCACAACTTCTATGATACATTTATAGAATATCTCAATAAAGAGAGAATGATAGATATACATATAAAAACTGGAATAAGTTATGCAATATTGAGAAGTTGGAAAAAAGGAGAAAGCAGACCAAATTATGAACATTATTTAATATTAAAGAAGTATAATATATTGTAAATACATATTTGAAAAAATAAAAAATATATTATATAATGAAATATGAATAATATAAATATTTACAACACACAAATTTATTGCTACTCGTGCGGAAAATTATGGCAATGGAGTTCCTGGGTTTTAATTTTAACCTTAATGTGCGAAATTCTCCCATCTTCTAAAGTGGGAGATGGATAGCACTTGACGATAGTCAACTAGAGCAGCACAATACAATCAGTAGTAAATGATAGAAAAGAGGAATAGCAATGGATTTAGATACTAATAATCATTCAGTATTCAAGTTATCATATCACTTAGTATTGGTTATAAAATATCGTAGAAAAGTAATTGATGATGATATATCCAATAGGTTAAAAGAAATATTTGAATATATTTCACCTAAGTATAATGTAACTTTAGAGGAATGGAATCACGATAAAGACCATATTCACTTGCTATTTAGAGGTTCACCAAACACAGAAATATCTAAATTATTAAATACTTATAAATCAGCAAGTAGTAGACTTATAAAAAAAGAATATCCAGTTATAAAAAAGCAACTTTGGAAAGAATATTTTTGGAGTAGAAGCTATTGCTTACTAACTACTGGTGGAGCGCCTATTGAAGTAGTAAGAAAATACATTGAGAATCAGGGGGTGAAATAATGCTTAAAGCCTATAAGTATAGGATATATCCAACAAGTGAACAAAGAATATATCTTGCTAAAACTTTTGGATGTACCAGATTTATATATAATAGAATGTTAGCTGATAAAATAGAGTATTATAAAGAAACTGGTGAAATGCTAAAGAATACACCTGCTCAATATAAAAAAGAATTTGAATGGCTAAAAGAAGTTGATTCGTTAGCGTTAGCAAATGCTCAACAGAACTTAGAAAAAGCTTATAAAAACTTTTTTAGAGATAATTGAACCTCCCACGACTAAAGTCGTAGGATTCTTGGGTAATGTTTGCCAATGCCTACAAATTCACCAAGCTATCCTCCTAGTTCCTAAGATTCTTTTTTTATAATCTACTTTATTATAATTCTAATATTCTTAATCCTTCATTTAATATATTTATACTTGCGTTATAATCTCTATCTATTTCTAACCCACATTCTTCACATATATAAGTTCTAACTGTTAAATCTTTTGTTTGACTACTTTTATTTCCACAATGACTACATATCTGACTTGATGGATAAAATCTATCTATTCTTGATATTAATTTATAATTCCATCTAGCTTTATACTCTAACTCTCTATTGAATTCAAAAAAACTTGCATCAGATATTGATTTTGCTAATTTATGATTTTTAATCATTCCACTAGAATTTAAATCTTCCATACAAATAATATCATAATCTCTTATTAATTTAGTGGATAATTTTTGCAAGAAGTCCATTCTGCAATTGAATATCTTTTTGTGCCACTTATTAACTTTTAATCTCTGCTTATTTCTATTATTTGAACCCTTCTTTCTTTTGCTAAGTTTTCTCTGAGATTTAATTAGTTGTTTTTCGTATTTTCTATAAAATTTAGGATTACTTATAATTTCATTATCTGATGTAGTCACAAATTCTTTAATGCCCAAATCTATTCCCACAACTGCTCCAGTTTGTTCTAAAGGATTAATTCCTATATTTACACAACATAAACTTATATAATATTTATTATCTGTATCTCTTGATAATGTACATGAAACAATTCTTCCTTCATATTGTCTTGAATATGCTATTTTAATTTGTTTAACTTTAGGTAATTTAATTTTGCAGTTTTGTTTTTTAAATTTACCTGTTGAAGTATACTTTGCTTCTTTTTCTAATATCCCGATATTTCCATTAGTATAATTCATTTTTATGCTTTGATAATTATTTTTATATGATTTGAATTTTGGAAATCCACATTCTTTTTTAAAGAATTTTAAAAATGTTTGATATTGAAATTTAATAGTATTTTGTAATACAGACTTCTCGCATTGATTCAACCAAACTTGTTTTCTTTTTAAAAGTGTTAATAACTTAGACATTTTAGTATAATTTAAAACACTTTTGTGACGTTTTAATCTATGTTTATTTATATTTAAGAAATAATTCCATACATATCTTTTAGCTTTAAACATAATTTCAATTTGCTCAATTTGATTATTTTTAGGATAAATCCTATATTTAAATCCTTTTTCAATTGTCTCCATTATTAACACCTCTCTTTCTATTTTTCTTTTTGACTTTTAATATAATTTATTATTTGTTCTTCTGTATTTTCTGATACAGTAGCTATAAAATAACTAGGATTCCATAGATGTCCTCCCCATAATTTTTTCTTTAAAATTACTCCATATTCTTTCATTAGTAACCTAGCACTGACGCCTTTTAATACTTTAATCATATCTGGAATATAATGCTGTGGGGTACATTCTATTAATAAGTGTATATGGTCTAAATCTCCATTAATTTCTAATATTCTAAAATTATTATCTTCTGCTATCTTATTCAGTATTTCTACTAATTTATTTTCTATATTATTACTTAATATTTTATGTCTATATTTAACACACCATACTATATGATATTGGATTGAATAAACATAACCACGTCCATGATATACATTTGCCATATAATCTCACTCCTTATGATTATAATAACATATGTAGTGGTATAATACAAGTGTTTATCTATATTTGTTTAACTTTTTTATTTAACATATGTAATTAACTCTAAGCGTGCCCTAACTCATGACTAAAGTCACGAGTGTGCGGACACCCTCCATCAAAAAGGAACTATATACATTGAAAACAATTGTGTAAAAATACCTAAATTAAAAACTATGATTAAAATTAAATATCATAGAGAATTTACAGGAATAATTAAAAGTTGCACAATTTCTAAAACTCCAAGTAACAAATACTATATATCAATATTAGTTGATGCTGAAAATAAGGTACTACCTAAAGTTGATAAGAAAATAGGTGTAGATGTTGGTCTCAAAGAATTTGCAATATGTAGTGATGGTTATAGAGTTTCCAATCCGAAGTATCTAAGAAAATCAGAAAAAAGATTAAAGAAATTACAAAAGGATTTATCAAGAAAGCAAAAAGGAAGCAACAACAGAAATAAAGCAAGACTAAAAGTAGCTAAATTACATGATAAAATTGTTAATCAAAGAAAAGACTTCTTACATAAGTTATCTACTAAGCTAATAAGAGAAAACCAATCAATAGCTATAGAAGATTTACGAGTAAGTGGTATGATGAAAAATCATAAATTAGCAAAAGCAATTAGTGAAGTTAGTTGGTATGAATTTAGAACAATGTTAGAATATAAAGCTGACTGGTATGGAAGAACTGTTGTAGTTGCTCCAACCAATTATGCTAGTAGTCAGCTATGTTCTGTGTGTGGTTATAAAAATACTGATATAAAAAACTTAGCATTGAGAAACTGGACTTGTCCGAACTGTGGTGCAAACCACGATAGGGACATAAATGCTAGTATAAACTTACTAAAATTGATAGCATAAACTATTGATTACATTGAGGTCGGAACGACCTTGTAAGCTTGGGTAAACTTGTTCCACTAGGAATATTGACCAAGAAGCTCCCACTTCTATAAGTGGAGAGTAGTTCACTTTAGCTAATAGTGCTAGAGTTTTAGGAATAGTAATAAATTACAAGAAGAAAAACTCTATAAGAATACAATGGAAAGGAAATAGAAGTGTATATTATAAAGCAGAAAAATGATTGAGCAATCAAGAAGCACGTCACTTTAGTGATGTGAGGTTCACAGCACTTATATTGATGCAAAATCCCAATTGGGAGTTTCTGATTATTACTTGCCTAGCTAGTATTCAGTGGAGGCTGAATAAGTCCTCTTATTTTATAGGTTTAGGAAGTTTTGTTATGCAAGTAAATGGTTTATCAGAAGTTTGTATTATATTCATTGAATAATGTTCAGGTATGTTTTTTAAGTCCTCATATTCAAAAATATCTCCTATTTCAGATTTAAAGTAATTGAAGTCCTCTTCTACTGCTCCTTTTAATAGCATAAATGTTGCTCCTGAACCTTTTAAACTTAATATAGTTTTCTTATCAAATTGATCTATATACTGACAAGTCAAAAAGAATTTAACTCCAAATTTTCTTGTTTGAGTTAATACACTTTCCATATATCTTTCAGCGGTTTTAGTTTGTGATATTTCATCTATTAAAATGTGACATCTTTTAGGGTATTCTTCAGTCTCTCCTCTTAATTCTGCTGCCAACCATAGTTTAGTCACTAGAAATGTAGTTATAACATTTTTAACATATTTTCTAAATTTACTTTGAGGCATTCTGACAAGTATTATCTTTCCTCCTGATGTAGCTTTGACAAAATCTATATTATTTTTATCTGATTTTTTATACATTTTCTTAAGATAGAAGTCACGATTAAGCAATGTTATCCTATCTAAAATATTTTCTATTTTACTTTCCTTAGTACCTATCTTTTCAGAAGGATTACCTTTTGTAGCTTTGCTCCATTCGTCTAATTCTTGAAGTGAATAAATTTCTTCTTCTAGTTCATCTTTTAATGATAAAGGTATCTTTTTGATAACTTCTTCTCTATATACATGATTTTTAAGACACTTTACTACATCTTTAAGAGTAGTTCCATCATTCAAATAAACTATATTAGCAGCAGCACTTAAATATCTTCCCATTTTAGGAGTCAAAGGCTCTCCATTATCATTTATACTATCAATAAGCTGTATAGTTAATTCTGCCTTTTTATTAGCAAGTGATTGCTTTTCAAAAGTAGTCATTTTACTGGTAAATCGTATTTCATTATAAGAAAGCGACTGTAGTCCTTCCTCTGTACTAAAATCTAATACTATAAGCTTATCTTTTGGAATGACTTTTTCTATAGTCTTACTTGCTTCACAGTTTTTAATGAAATCAATATCAACAACAGATTCATTTCTGCTAAGACAATACTTAGCATAATTGCATTTATAAGTTGTCTTGCCTGATCCCATACGTCCGATGGAAATTATTGGTAAACTTCCTACTTCTTGGTGGTCTTGAATGAATACTTCTGTACTTTCTCCTTTATATTTAGCAATTCCTAATGATATATACCCATTTTTTAATATATCAGGAACTTTTGTCTCCTGTATCTTTATCTGCTTCATCTTATACTTTTCCAAAATAGACCTTCCAGGGATAAGCAAACAAGTCGAAGCTACTTCTTCTGAAGACATAGCATTATATTCAGTTCCTATAGATGTATCTAAAATATTAATATTCTTCATTTTAATTTTATTATATACAAGTTCGTTTCCTGTTTTTTCTCCCAATACTGAATATGATTGGCATACAGATATAGCATTACTTTCCTGTCTGCATTTATCTTTTGAATATGAGATGACAGCTAATTGAGTATCTATTATCAAGGCTCTTTCTTTTCTTTTTGTAGAGGAACTTAATTCTTTATCAGATTCTAATATACCACATATGGCTTGAAACATACTCTGTTTTTGTTTTTTAACATCTTCTTCACCCAAGAATTCCCCTAAACTACTTCTAAAAGTTTGAGCAGCACTATTTAACATTAGCCCCAATTTCTTAAACCTATATTCAGGAGTATTAACAGGCTTATCTACACATTCATGGTTTCTTATTTTATCCATGGTACTTTCGTATTGCTTTTTCCATGAAAACTGTGATCGTGGACAGAAATTATAAATTACTGATACTCTATCATCATCCTGTATTTGATTTTGAACTGCCACAATAGAAGAAAGTGGTTCATTATTTCTTAAATCTGTATTTAAACTCAGAGCAGATTCTCTTTTATAAGTAAGTTCATACATATAAGAATTCAAATAAAAACCTTGTATACTATCTACATTTTCAAAAGTACAGCTAGACCATATGTTATTAAGCTTAACCATCATAAGAGTCTTAAGCTGTTTAGGAAATATAAAATAAAAGCAAGTTTCTGAATGACTAATATCAACAATAAAGCAAATTTTATACTCAGACTCATAAAATATATCTTTCCCTTCTCTGTGAAATCTTTGACCTAATTCTTTATAAGAAAGTGCGATTGCATCTGATAATTTTCTAGTTTGGAAATTTTTTGTACTCCTAACGGGAATTATCCGAATTATATTATATTCAGGTTTAATAATTTCAAATTTCATAAATTTCCTTCTTTACAAATTAATTGAATAGTGATATTATAATAATATAGTTAATATTAAGTTTTCATTTGTTATAACTTCTCATAAAATTCTCAATACCCTTTTATAAAAGTATATTTTAATTAATACAGACAGCTCCTTTGTACGGTTAAATTATGGGGAACAAGAAAAGATTATCATTTGTTTGGTAGTCTTTTTCTTTTGTATGTAATTTTATATAAATATTCTGAATACTTGCATAAATAGATATATAATCCAACTAGATAATGCGTATTTTTTAGGTTTTTGTAATCCTGTTAAACTAAGTCCAATACAAGCTACACAAAATATAGGAAATATGAAATCGCTTACTAAAAAAGTGCCTTGTAGTATCTTCTTACCTAACCATATAAAAGAATTAATCAATGCTTCTTGAATAGCTTCTTGCATATAAATCAACTCCTTAAAATAATTCCTGTACCATTTTAAAAGCAGATGGAGACACTTTGACAGCTATAACTATGAAGAGGTATTTTAATACTATAGATAATGTATCTCCTTTCTCATGGCTTAATAAGCTCTTCGCTAAGTCAAATATACAGCAGATAACAGAAACACTATATACAGCGTATTGCATTACTGTGACTATTTTACATTGAGCGGCGTTTAAAGCACTTACTGCATTTTCAACTTCACCAGCAAAAGCCATCTGTTCCATCATAGTCATATTGATAGATGCTATAAATGCAATAGTTATTCTTTTAGCTTGTGGATTATCTAAAATAATACCAGCCATTTTTTCAATTTTTTCATTTTCTAAATCCTTATAAGTTACATTTCCTCTTTGTACTTCCATAAATTCATGTATAGATAAAGTTAGTTCTTTTTTCATAAAATTTCCCCCTTAAAATTTGAATATATATTTTAAAACTACACATAATAATATTGCAATAGAAAAGGAGTGATAAATATGGTAAACGTAGCACTTGGAGCATTAGCAATGTACTTTATTGAAATGGGTATCCTATATTTGTAGTTAAATATTAAGATTTTATTAATATTAGTATAAAATAGACCTAAAATTGTAACAGTTTAATTTCTGTAGCATACGCTGTTACCGTAAGAGCGATACGCACGTAAGCGAATAGGTAATAGCTTATTAGCATAAATCTGCTTATTTAAAAATCATATGGATTATTATAGTCTTGGGTGTAGGAAGTATCATTTTTAGTACTTCCTTTTTCTTTTAGCATTTCTTTTTCTAATAAGTCTTTTACATAATTAGATGGTGAACGCTTTTTACTTAAGAAATCATAAAGTTCTTTTTCAGACTTTTTAAATGATATTGGTATCTTCATTTCCAGATCACATCTCCTATTCTTTTAAAAGCATTAGCATTAGCAAAAAATGAATTAGGTATTATCTCACATTGAGGAATACGATTTTTGAAGGCTTTAAACAGCTTTATAGCGCCTCCACCGACAAGCATAACATTATTAGTCTTTATACTATAATCAGTCTGTATTCTATTAACAATGCTGTTTACGAATGATTTATATACATCCATACTGAATTCTTTTCTTTCTCCGTATATATAAAGACCATTAGTTATGATTCTGTCAGCATCAAAAGGCTGTAAGTCCAGTCCATATTGAGAATTTATCATATTAACAAAGTCGCTTTCAAGTTTATGCATGCCATATGGTACTGAATAAGGCTCTTTTACTCTTCTTTTATTCCCTTCTTTAATTATTAGACATATATCAGTAGTTCCACCGCCTAAATCTAATATCAAACCCTCATAGTTATTAGGAATTGTTAATAATCCTTCTGGCTGTACCTCTACATCTTGAACTATACCTGATTGAAGTATTCGATTGATAAAATATTCCTTATCTTTTTTATATTGACCTATCGGAAGACCAACAACTACTCTAGGATTAACAGCATTGCTCTTTTTAAGAGCATATTTGAGAAGATGTAATATATTCTTTTTATAAGCTTTACGAGGCTCTGAATCAAATTCTCCTGTTTCCATGTATAATGTTCTATTATTAATAGTTACAGAGTTATTATCATTTATATTAGAGAATTCTGACACTTTTGATATAAAACTAATACCATTTGATACTTTTGTGTAATAATTTCCCAAATCTATCCCTAAGACTGTCATAATTTATTCTCCTTTTTGATAATTTTTAGTATTTTTTGATACTTTTTAATCTTTAATATATCCTATACACGAAAATAAAAAATGACACAAAAATTTTTAAAAAGTAGTAATAAATTAAAATTAATAAAATATACTTTAATATAAAATAATTCAGATAAACAAAAAATAATTTAATTTAATAGTAATATTTTATGATTATCTGAATATATTATAATATAAAGATATTTGAAAATTAAATATTAAGGAGATGTTAGTATGAAATTTAATTCAATGACTAAAAAAGAACTAGTAGAATTATTAGAGGCTATAGAAGATATTGAAGGAGAAAATTACTTACAAGAAATTTTAGAGACTATTAAACCTAGCGTATGTTCAATTACTGAAATTGACAAGCAAGATGTAAATAGACTTAAATACTTAGCAAAACATGGTTTACGTCCTGAAGAGGCTGAAATGAGGAAAATACTTAATAAGTATGAAGTACCTCAATTAAAGGCTTTATGTAAGTTAATAAATGCGTATGAAGGCAAACAAGAAAAGGAAGATATAATAGAAGATGCAGTCTATTGGACAATAGAAATGAATATTCAAAGAAGGGTAATAAGTGAACTATAAAAGAGGAGGCAATAAGCCTCCTTATTTGTTGGAAAAAAATTTAAAATTTTCAAAAATAATCTTTACAAATTGTATAACGCGTAATATAATTAATATATAGTAATTGTTGAGGTGGTGTAAATGAAAAAAAGTACTGAATACTGTAAGAGATGGCAATCTAAAAACAAAGACTATAGTAACTATCTAAAAGATAGAAGCAAAGCACGAAGTTTTATAAGAAATAAAGCTACTAATGATGACATTAAAGAATTAGAAATACTTATGATTAACAGAAAAGAGGAATTAAAAAAGGACTCACAATAAATGTGAATCCCCTAGTGATATACTCACTATCGCAAAAGAAGTATATCACAAAAATAATTAAAAATCAAATTATGAGGTGGTATATATTGATTATACTTGCTCCAAGATTCTTCAAAACATGGAAACATGCAGATGATTATAGATTAATGAAAGCATATTAATATACAATACTTATATATTGCGTAACAAAGAGTTAAATAGTACTTATTTACAATAAAAGACTAGGAATAAATCCTAGTCTTATTTTTATAACTTAGTAGCATGACCATTTTCATCAAATCTATATGTGCCCCATAATTCGCAATCATGAGCCATTATACCATCGGAATAGAAGTAATAATCGTATCCTGTAGAAGTTAAATGGAGCCATCCTGTAATCATATAACCTTCATAGTCAAAGTAATACCAATTACCATCTATATATTCAAAATCCTGTTTTGTATAGCTTCCATCAGCATGTTTATACCACCATTTATCTGTTTTGCCTTCTGCTGTACCTTTTAACCACTCACCCTTTTTAACACCATTCTTAACTCTTTCTTTAAAATCATACCATCTTGACCAGTTATTAGATTGAAATTGATAAGGACATGATTTTCTTGAAGCATCATAGTGTCTTACTACGTGTTCTATGTCTATATTATACCTATTCATTAAATACTGAGTTAATTCAACTGTATTATTAATTGTTTTATCTGATATATTGCCGTTGTTAGTGCCACACATTTCGATTGATATACTATTAGAATTACTTATACCATATTTAGAATGCCCGTCGCCCACAGCCCAGCTGTAATAGTTATCAGAATCTATAATTTGAATTATATTATTATCATCAACAAAGAAATCGGCAGATGCTCCACGATTACCACCAGCAAAATAATCATGGTTGTTTTGAGCAGTATCGTTTGTATTGCCTGTTGAATGAATGACTATATATTTTATAGATTGACTTCTTGAACTTCTATTATAATTTATAAACTGTTTCTGAATATCTAACATATAATTCCTCCCTAAAATAAAAAATAAGGAGGATAAAATCCCCCTTAAAGTAATATTTTCAAAATTGTATAATATACTATAATGTGCTACCAATCTAGCACAGGGAGTATTTGAAAGTGCGGCTTTCTATACTCCTAATTTATTTTTTATATCATCTACATCATTTTTTATTGTGGATACATCTGATTTTACATTATCTACGTCATTCTCTACGTTTGTAAGTCTTATATCTAAAGCTTTCAATGTTTCTATAAATTCAAGCTGACTATCCTTAAAAGATTTTATTAGTGGACTTATTTCATCTTTCCATATGGAATACCCAGTCTTCATTATTTTATAAAAAGCAAAAAGAAATATGAGACACAAAGCAATTGGAAAACCAACTGACGTAATAAAATTACTTATTGAATTTAGATCATTCATATCTACTGCCCTACCCTAGTTTTCTTTTTCTTTTTTTGTTTCTTTTTAGCCATTATTTCCCACTTCCTTCCATGGTTGTAGTTGAAGTATTTCCTGTTCCTTCTATATTCCAAGTATAGTCTTGAGGAGAGAAGAAATAAGAAACTACTGTGACTAATGCAATTAATACAAATCCTCCTATAAGGAATTGGAAAATAGTTTTTATGCTATTAGTTACATTGCACATAGCATTAGTTAGATTTTTATTTAATTCATATTCTTTATCTATTTGCTCTAATAGAATTTTTTTTAAATCTTTTTCTTCCTCCATATCCTAAATCCTTACTTGTCTATTTGTTTTATTAATTGATTTACATACACTGCTGCTCCTGTTACAAGTACGCCTTGAATAAATCCATTAACATTGAATCCTACCATAAGCATGCTTAATACTATTCCTACAGGTAATAAAATCAAAGGAATATACTTATCTTTTATTGTTTCAGTGCCTTTAAGCATATACCCTAAGACATAAAGCACTGGTATTGCTACCAATGCGTTCTCTGTTATATAACTCATTATTTGTTCCATGAAATCACCCCATTATTTTAATAATATTCTTACTTTTCCTGTTGTTACTCCAATAACTAAATATCCTGTTCCATCATCTGATTTTATAGCTTTTCCTCCTGTTGTTGGAACTACTCTATCTTTTAATTCTAAATCAGTTTCATCTGTGAGTACGAATGGAGTTCCTAATATTGCTACATTTGAAGCATACGCTTCTTCTGATTTTGAATAAGCAAATCCTTCGGCTACGAATCCACTTTCTAAATCTGAATCAGCTAAAGCTACTCCAAGAACATCATTTAATGAATCAGCAACATCTAATCTTGGAGATGAATCAATTAAAGTTATTTTTACAAATAAATTAGCTTTTTCTGATGCAGTCACTGTAGAATCAAAAAGAGCCTTAATTGAGAAATTAAAACCTTTAGATACAAATCTTCCACCAGGTAATTTGCAATTTCCAGAAGCTTCTATATTACCTGTTTTATCAACGGACATTGCATTTGACTCATGGCCTTCACCGGTACCATTTCCTACACTAAATAATTGAGTATCACTAGTTTTATTAAATCTTCCAAAAGCAGATTCGCCCCAGTTAGTAGTATGAGCTCCACCTCCAACTGCAAGGGAAGATATTCCTTCGGCTTTACACTTACCACCAATTGCAACTGCACCTTTTCCTGTAGCTGATGAAGTTGATAAATCGCCCATTACTACTGAATTTTCTCCATCACCGTCTTTTGCCCTAGTCAATTTATTGGTACTAGCTAATGAATATATTGCATCTAACATAGATTGAATGGTATTAATATCTATTCCTTTATTTATATTTTCAACAGTAGTAATTTTTGGAACTCCTGTTAGTTCTAATTTTGTGCCGTTAAAAGCAGCGATATGATCTGTTGAAATAGTATGATAAGATATTTTGTAAGAACCATCTTTTTCAAAAAGATAATAATAATCTTTTAAATTAGATTTAAGTCTTGATACAAATTTATATCCCTTTAGTTCGTCCATAAATGACTTAATCATAGTTGCTGAAGTAGTAGGAGCATAATTATCTGGTATACTGAAAATTCCATACCAGTAAGTCTGTTTAGTTTCATCCTCTCTAGTTGCTGTAGCTCTGTATACAAGAACTTCATCTAATCCCATTGATACTCCAACCAACAAAGCTCTTAAAATGTAAGCTCCTTTCATTTCGGCACTTAAATTTTTCCCTATAGAAGTATCACTTGATGCTGGTTTAGGGCAGTCGTTATAACCTATTTCAGTAAGATGAATAGGCATATCTCCACGTCCATATTTTAGTAATATTTTTCTTATTCTTGTAATATGCTCTTTTAACACTGGCTCAGCGATAGTGGTCCCATTATGGTATTCATGGAATACTAAACCATCTATATAATTAAGCAAATCCTGGTCACAGCACTCAGAAAATATGCGCATAGTTTTGTCGGTTACTTGGGCGATAGCTCCTCCAATAACCTCAGAGCCTGGGTCTAACTCTTTAATAGTTCTGTAGCCAGATTTTATCAAAGTCATATAAGAATTAACTATTGTAGATTCTTGACCATCTGAAGGACTATAGAACTCGGCAATACCTATTTCATTGTAAAATTCCCACCTGAACCCCATTCCTTTATATTGAGTTACAACAGCTTTAACATAATTTAAAAAAGCTGTCTGTTGTGCTTCAGTTTCAATTGCATGTCCTCTTTCATCCCCATCAAAATAAAGGGGATTGTTATATCCCAACACGCAAGTAATACCTAATCCACACCTTTGAGCTTGCTTAACTCCTACATCAAATTCATCAAAGTTGTATACCCCTGCTTCAGTTTCGCATCTCGCCCAGTTAGGGAAAAGACGCACTCTGCTAATTCCGCAATCTTTTATGTTGTTAAATAATGTGTCATTAAATTGTTCTTCTCTATCTTTGCTATGAAAACCAACACCAAAAGAACTGAATATATCCTTATTTTCTATATTTATTGTACTTGATAATTTTTTTACTTCTTCTCTAGCTGAAGCATCTTTTAATGTTTTACCATTTATTGATTTTATTTCTGTTTCTGACATTTACTTTCCACCTTTCTATATTATAACTCTAATTTTAGTTTTATAAATCCTATAATTGACACATAAATATATACCTTAACTGGTTCATTTCCACTAGAATTTTCAACAGTTAATTCTCCAGTAGTATTATTATAACTTCCTGTAACTGTTAAGTCTCCAGTGCTATCATCATAAGAAGTATTAGAAATTGTTAAATTGCCAGTAGTTTCATCAAAGTTTAAAGTTGAATTCGATGTTAAACTTATTGCTGTTGATTCAGAATTAACAACAATATATAATTTATTTTCTTCCCCTACTTCAGGAAGTTCAGTAACTGTTTCGATATATTTTTTAGTGCTTATATTGATATTAATAAGGATTCTCCACTTACCAGTAATATCATCTATTGTATTAGAAGAATTGAATTTATAATGATTTTCATCTTCTAAACAATAAGCTATATGTCCTTCATCCATATCGCTATCAGACACAGCCTTCATTTCAGCAAGTGTCGTAAATTGGCTTCTTTTGAAATCTGGATTTTTACCTTTATAGTCGAAATTATCCATTATACCTAAAGCCATATATCCACCTCCTAACTATAAATCTGTTTACCACCACTAATTGATGTAGCATCTTTCATTATGTAAACATAATATGCTTCACTGTTAATGGTTAATTCTTGTCTGTTGTAAGAATTAATATAATCGAAATTATTAGCATCAAGTATCTTGCTTAATGTTCCAAAACTCTTAGGATAAGCAAATACTACTTTTTGGTTGCTTGCATTAATTCCGCTATACGTAAAAGCTTTACTTGAATTTAATTTTCCTGTCAATCCAGTTATTTGATCAGCTGTTGGAGTAGTTACACTTGCAGCAACTAGACCATAGTAACTCTTAGCAACAAAATTAATATATAATTCTTTTGATATATCTTTTGTTCCATCATTTACAGTGGATTTCATTGTGAATGATGATGATAAGGTTTTTGTATAAGTCTGAGTTAAAGATTCTGGATTAGCAATTTCGTCTAATACTTCACTTGTAGACTTATCTATGAACTGTAAAAGCTTAATTTTATCTCTTCCTTTAGTAATGTTTGCAGTAAATATAACATCTTGAGTTGTACCTTTTTCAAGTAAAGTTTTATCTGCTGTTAAAGCTAAAGATGGAGCATAATAAGGATGCTCTAATGAATATACTCTTTGTTCTAAGTTAGATAAATCAGTACTTCCACCACTTCCACCAGAACCTATTCCGTGTATTCTAGCATAATACCATAATTCTTCTTCTTTATTTTCTGGATATAAATCTAAATCTAAATTTTTAAATGCAGCTTCCATAAATCTTTGAAGTCTTACTTTTGAATTCAAAGTTTCTCTTTTCAAGGTATCACCTCCTAATTTTTGCAAATAATTTTTCCAGAGAATGCTTCATCACTGTACAAAGTGACCATATTCTCTTTAATAGTGTAATTGCAAAGCATTTCTTCACCATCAGAATTAAGTACTTTTTGAATTGATATCTTATCTTTATCTAAATTAAATACGCATCTATATGTATCAACACCCAAATAATTATCATCTAAAACGCTTACTGTCTCCCAACTATCTATTTCAAATTCAATTTCTGTAGCATATCCATCACTATCATGATATTTTTTTATAAGTGATCCATATAAATTCAATTGCCTAAGATTAACTTTTTCATCTCCTGTATAGTCAGCCATTTATATCCCTCCTTTTAATTTAAATATATAGTATTAATAAAAATATTAAATTCCGAATTTTCTGAGTATGTTCCTTTTATATTAATACTTCCATCTAAGCTTGAAATAACAACTGATACTCCTTCTATAAGAAAATTAACATCTTTTCGTGGAATAAAATATTCTGGAACTGATGCAACCCTTAGAAATTCTGTATCAGTTAATGCTGAACTATCTATAGAAATATCTATATTCATTTGAGTAACATTTCCACTTCTTAAAAGATAATTACAACTTCCAAACACAGTACCCTCTTCAAGAGAACATTCGCCTTCATTAGAACAAAAAAATTTATTGATATTAGTAAAATTATTACTTGAATCAATAAATCCTTTGAATTCGCTATTATTCATGTTGTATAAATTAACTATATTAGAATCATCTGTATTATTGAAAGAACTATTTTTAATAGTAGTATTATTTGAATAATTAGTATTAGAATAATTTAATATATTTCCTGATTTATCAGCTATATAATTTACTCCATCTACATAAATAGAACAATCTTGAGAAACGTTAATTAATTTTTCATATCCTTTACTTATGCATGTATATATATGATGTACTCCATTTCCTAAATAAAAAACAGATGATTCGTTTGATATTGAATCAGTTGTTATATAAGATTTTATATTTTGAAATATATTATCTGTATAAGATTGTATTGAAATATTGCAATTATTAAATAATACATTATTCAGTATATTGTATGAACCTTTTAAACATATTCCTATACCAGTAGTAGACACTCCAGTCATTTCTAAATTAAAAAATATTCCATTATTACCTTCTGAATATATTCCTGTTCCAAATATATTTGATATGCTTATATTTTTCAGAATAGTATGATTTACTTCTGATATATTAATTCCATATAAAGCAGTATTATTACAATCAATATTAATATTTTCTAAAATAACATTATCAGAATTTATTTCAAATATTGAATTTAATATTGTTTCAGATTTAATTACTGAACCGCTTAAATTTATTTCAGCAGCATTATTTAATTGAATTGGAGAACTTATTAAGTATGTCATTCCTTTTCTTGATTTTATGGATTTATTATTGTCAATTGAATATTGGATAGTTTCATTAATAGCTTCTGTATCATCTGTTAATCCATCTCCAACCGCTCCAAACTCTTCAAACGATACATAATTATTGGTTTTATTAAACCTACTCACCAATGCTTCTATTTTAGAGAGTTTAAATATCTGTTTTATTGCATAATTAATTTTCATTTAAGCCCTCCTAACCTACAGCATAATAATATATTTTATATTTAATGTAATTTCCATCTGTAAATGTAAAACCGTTATCTGTTATTTCTATGCATGAATCTCCAGGAGAAGAATCATCACTAAAACTTAATCCTATAGTAGAACCACTTTTGGTTGTATAAGATATATAGTATCTTATTGCACCATTATAATAAGTTTTACTATCTTGCCATTCTGAATAAATAAATACCATCTTTGGTTTGAATCCTAAATTAATAGTAACATTTCCTACTGTATTCTCTCCATCTCCGTATTCTCCGTTTACTTTGCATCGTGAGCAATTCATATTTCCTATAAACTCATTTTTCTTTAATTCTGATAATCTTCTTAAAGCATTAGCAACACTAGTTAAACTACTTTTTATTTCAGGATAACCATTTGAAGAATTATTTATATATGCTCCACTTGGTATTCCAGTATATAAATAATCATTATCTGCACTAGAATTAACCGAATCAGTATATGAACCATGATTAGTAATATTACCTTCAATATAATTTCCTTCCCATCCTACTTTAACACCGCCTAAAATATTTTTAGGTAATAAATTAGGAATATGAATTCTATTTCCATTTCCATCATAATATCCTTCTGGAATCAATATATCGAAAGATCCTACATAATTATTGTAAGTACTTCCATAACATAAATTTTTGCTTGATGTAAAAGCACTACTATCTATTCCTCCTATGCTTTTTTGAGTGTTATTTGGCATAGTTCCTAATATACCTATATCGTCCTCATTTGAATAGTCAACTAAAGCTAGTACCTGATTTGGTTTTGCTTTACCTTCGGCACTAGCTTTGATAAAAAAACAGCCACCTGTTACGGCGGTTTCATTATAAATTACTGTATAAGGTTTTCCTTTTACAAAATTTGGAGATATAGTTGTATTCGGTTTATAACAAGGCTTTCCATTTATAGTTATAGATGCATTATTTGAATTTTCACTTGCCCAAAAGTTTTTTATTAAACCAGGATAAAATGAATCAATTGTTAACTTTATTTCTGTAGCTGTTCCTTTAGCAGTTTCACATCTGCTTTCTTTTAAATAAGTATCTATTTGCTGATTAATATCATATTGAGTAGCACCATTTATAACTGTAAGATTTGTATTAGTATTAACTAAAGAATAATCATAACTACTTTCTGACATAGTTACATGAATATTAGATGCGTTTCCTATTGCTGCAGCAACTTGATAAGACCAGCTGAATGGACCATTACTTATAGGTGAATAATAGTCTCCATACTCTCCAGCAGAAGTGTAGCCATATAGTATTTCGCCTTCATCGGGGTCTTCTGCATACAAACCAAGTTCACATATATAAAGTGCAGTGGTCAAACCTGAATTATTTACAATTCCATTAATGAGTGCTATCTTTTGTTGAGGATTAGGAGATACTTTTACTATTTCTACATCAAGTTTCCCATCGACTAAATCTAATAAATCAATAGGATCTCCTTCAAATTTACCTGAACCAACACGCATCTTAGTAAACTTAAGCTCTTTTCCAGCTTGAATTTTTGTATATAAAGCCATTCCTTTATTAGTTATAGCCATATTATTAAAAACAGCCATTTATTAAAATCCTCCTTTCTAAATTTGTTCCATACCAATATAAGATTTTTGAGAACTAGTGACTTTTCCAAGCACTTTATTCTTAAAATTAATTTCTTGAACAGGTTCATATATAAGATTTATATAACTTGAATTAGAGCATGTAACTTTCATTCCAGTAAACACATTAAAAGGAGATTCACAAACTGTAACATAGTTAATCCGTACACCTGAAGGTTTTGGAACTATATATCCATTTTGTATTAACTCCTGTTTGATATGAGTAATAAATCCTTTTAAATATACAGACATTGACATGTCTTGATTATCAGTAAGTTTGAATTCTATATCGGTTATAGTTTCTTGCCACATTTTATAAATAGAAGGGATTTTTCCATCCCAGTTATTCATGAGTATTTTACATTTTAATACTAATCTATATAAATCATCATTCATTATTGAAGATTCTCCGTTCACTGGTTGGAAATTTAGATCTCTTGTCCTCCCTATTATTTCACCTAAAATATCTAATTGATATCCAGTAGCCTTATCTATATCAAATTCATCATTAGTTTGTTGTATTACGTTATATAGATTATCCAAATAGTTTAAAGGAATAGTAACTGTACCCATGAATTTAGGTTTGTCTCTATACTGAGATGTTACAATATTTAAATATTTATCTATTGCCATACATTACACCTCTTTAATTGTTATATAGTCTAATTTACCACGTGAAATACAATTATAAGGAATATCTATATCATTTGTATCTAATATTCCTCCATGGGTACATGCTTTAATTGATGTTATAGAAAATGTAGGTTTGCTATAATTCATAGTAGATAGTGACATACCCCATAAAACTGATATATTAACATCGTTTCCGATATCTAAACAATTTAAATATGTATAAACGCTATTTTTTATAGTGCTAATTGTAGAATCTGTAAAACCTTCTAATTTTTTAATAGTAATTTCTACATCAATGTAAATATCTATTTTTCTATCAAACCTTATTTCCATATCTTCATCGTCTAATGCTTTTATAACAATTTTTTCTGAACCATTTGTATAACATCCAGGAGTTTTATTGACATATATGCAATTTGCTATATCTATATCATCCCCACCATCTAAAATACATGTTATTGAGTGAGCTGGTAAACCAAGACTGTTAACTGAATCAGTATCATTTTCATATACTTCTGCTTTCTTAACGTCTGCAAGCGATAATAATTCTGCCTTTATGCCTTCTACCAATGTTTTAGATGATTTCATAGTAGATAAAGATTGTCTTTGTCTTAACTCTGTATCATTCTCTAAATATCTTCCTGTTTTATAATTTTTTTCAGAATTAGATACACTAGTCCACTCATAGGATGGATTATATACTTTGTATATGTCACCTATATTTGCAATTATAGGACCTGATATACTGCAAGTTGCTTTTACATTAGCTGTTCCTTCAGAATCTAATGTAAATTCGTCTAAATTCCATTGTATATTACTTTTATCAACTACTATTCCGTTTTGTATAGTTGAACCAGCTATACCTCTAACAGTTACCATGCACTCACTAAATTCTTCTTTATTTCTTTTTATAGCGTTTATTTTAACTATAGAATCCAATCCTTTACCTATTGCAGTAAGTGGGCTTCTGCTATTATATACGCTTTCCATAGCTTGATAGCAGTCATAAATATATTGAGCCTGAGTACAAATCCACTGATAATCAGCGGAATCATTCTCTAAATACATATCTTCTCCATATATACTTTTATAATCTTCTATCATAGCATCTCTAATATCTGGATAAGAAGGGTAATAAAATCCAGTTTCATCTATTTTAGGCTTGAAATAAGACATATTATCCCTCCTTACTTGCTGATTTCTGTACTTCCATATATTGTGTTAACTGTGCATGTAAAACTATATTCTCTGGTTTCAGAATTAAAATCTCTCTGAAAATCAGAAATAGACACTACTCCTGTAGTGCCTAAAATACGCTCTTTTATAGTGGAATCTGCAACTAAAAGTCCTGTTTCATTTCCTCTCTGGCTTAAAACTTTTTGAAAAAGTTTAGTTCCGTCTTCTTTATCTTCAAACCATTCTTGATATAGCAAATTAAGTCTGGTCTGAATAGCCTGTCTTACTGCATGAATACCATATGTGATATTTTGAAAGCTTTTTCCGAATGTCATGTCTCCATTTTGGTCTAAAATTCTATATCTTATATCAAATCACTCCTTTCAAGGAATAATCTATCATATTAATTATATATTTATTTTTAACTTGTTTTTACTTTGTTTTTACTCGGTTTTTATTGTATGACCATTAAGAGTTACATTTCCAACTATGTTTATATTACTTCCTTCAAATTCAATATAAGAATCTCCTTCAATATTCCTTAATTGAGTTGAATTATCGCTATAATTTTTAATATTTTTAGGGTTTGAAAATATAGAAGGAATAAATACTGCATCTGATAAATCATGCTTCCTTAATTCTTGAGGATTCTGTATTCCCCCATATGACCAGAATAGATCGTAACAGCTATCTAAAAAGATAATTAAACCTTCATCACCAGGTTTAAGTGGCATAGTAAGAACAAAATCATTACATCTAGGTAGTATTACTTGTACATCTAGCAACAAAGGTAATTGAATAAACTGATTATTTCCATCTATTCCCCTAACTTTCTGTCTTATTGCTGGTTGAATAGTTGCTGTCTGATTTTCTGAATCAAAAGTGCTAACTATTCCAGGCATTGCTACTCTTAAATTTGAAAAAATATTATTTTTAAGTGCTTCATATTCTGCATTTTGTGAATTTAATAATTGTTCTAAGTCTGTGTAGTTCATATTTACCTTCTTTTCTAAATTTTTCGTGTTCCGGAACTTTATGATAATATTATAGCACCGTGACATGTACTTGACAAGTATAAATTTTCAAAATATAATAAAAATAAAGGAGAGTGATAATATGCCAAATAAAAATTTAAAGAATAGAATAGTTCCTACTACTGCTGTAGATAAAAAACTATATGAAGAATTAAGAAAATATTCAAAAGAAACAGAAATACCATTAAGCAGATTATTAGATAAATCAATAAAATTATTCCTTGAATCTATTAAAAAATGATATTCAGAGCCTAATAATAGGCTCTATTCTTTTATAATAGGTACATTACCTCCAATTTGAGAACATGCTTGAAATGTCAAATAAAAATCATCCCCTCGTGTATCCCCTGTATACTGTACTTTGTATACTCTGTATATTCCATCCTTATCTAATGCTCTGTATAATGTATTATCATATATTGAGCCTTGAGTAGTATCTACATTTGATGAAGTATTAGATTGATTTGCAGTATTTCCTGTAGATGTAACTGCTTGACCTGTTATACCTTTTACAATTGCATTTCCTAAAGCAGTACCACCAACAGAATTAAATTTATCTACATCAGATTGAGTATCTATAAAAAATGGTTCAATTATAACAGCAGTCATACCGTCCGAATTTCCATGATTAATTTCATATAAACTACGGTCGCTTACTACAGCACCTCTATTAGTAAATCCTAAAGATGATATTTCTTTAACTATACTTTCAGCTAATGATTTACCTTTTGAACTACTTGAACTGTACAAAACCTCACATCCATTTCCTCCACCAGCATTTGCATGGCATGATATAAAATACTCAGCTCCCCACTTCTTAGCTTCATTTATACCATAAGATAAACTATCATTTAAGCTTCTATTAGATTCTGGAGGTGTAACATCTTTGACTCTATATCCCTGTGAATTTAAACCATCAATAACTGCTTGAAAATATTTTTCTACTGCTTCAATCTCATTTACAATACCATCAGCGCATCCATCTGCTCCTGTCCTTTGATGCCCTCTCCTTGCTGCAACTTTTATTCCGTTGCTTGTAGTAGATGAACTATTATTGCTACTATTTTGAGCATCTGCTACTGTTGGTATTGATGAAGAAGTATCATTTAACATACATGAAAATCTACCAAAAGAAGGCTCTCCATATAATTTATGATATTCTACTTGTTCATCTGCTGGTTTGCTGCTTCCTATTGCTGCATAACAATATCCATCCCCAGCATATATAGCAACATGATAGCATCCACTTCCTTTTCCCCACAATACAATATCCCCTGGAAGTGCTTCGTCTTGAGATACAAATTTACCGTTTTTTTCTATATCTGCATACTGATTTGTAGTAACATCTACGACATCAAATCCGGCAACCTTATAACAATGTTTTACAAAGCTAGAACAATCATAATATGTTATTCCTCCGACAGTTTGATTTCTATATTTTTGAGAGTATCTAACATTCGGATCATCACAAAGTTTTTTTGCTTCAGATATTATTATATTTCTGGCTCCAGATACATTACTTGATGAATTAGAATTATTATCAGTAGTTCCAGGAATCAAATTACTTGATGATACTGAAATTCTCTTTTCTTTTATATAACTATTATCTATATGTACAAGAGAATTTAACTTTATATATGGATTTATAAGAGATTTAGCACTTACTCCAAAATCAGTTTGCTCTGGCACTCCTATAAGACCAGATTTGGGATTTAATTCAACTATTTCATCCTGTGGAAGTTCATCTAATTTTATTATGTTAATAGCACCATTATCATAATAAGCATGACCTTCAATAGATTTTGCAATTTGTTTCATATAATCCGATTCATTCCCAAAGAATACTTTTCCACGGGTTAAAGCATTCTCTCCTAATTTATCTGAAATAGAACCTAAATCAACTGTGGTATCAGAATTTTTATTTATAGCCTCTAATTGTTTTCTCGCTGTCTGGCCTTTAATCATGCTGAAATTTATAAAACTAAAATTAACAGCTCTGTCACAATCAATTGCTATTATTTCGCAAACATAATCCGTACTATTGTCCTTATATCTTATAACTTGAATTATATCTCCATCAAATATTGTTCCGTAACAGCTTCCTTCATATCCAGCTTCAATTAAAACACGTGCTGCACTCATAATTATTTTATTTTCTGTTTCCGCATTTAGATTATATATTTTTATAATAGACATATTAGGTTCAGTAGACATACATTTAGAACAGTCAAATACTATTCTTAAATTGCTTACATCTAATCCATTACCATCTACATCTGAGATAACTACTCTGCATCTTCTTCCAAATAATACATCTCCATATTTCTCTGAGCCTGGTATTATTTGATAATTTGTAGCTTCTAATTCAAGCATTTCATATTTTTGAGTAGTGCTTGTTCCTGTTGTTCCATTAGTTCCGTTTGTTGCGTTAGATACGGTTGGTACTGCTGAACCTGTGAATTTATTATAGTATGTATTAGCTGATTGTATTCTTCTTTCAATATGTGGAATACCAGGTCTTTCGAAACAGTAGCAAAATGCTTTGGTAAGTTCTTCCAAACTACCATTGCCGGACATAAAATCATCTAAAGTTTTATAACCGCTCTTGTTTATCCACTCTTTAGATGCCCCTGTATTTCCTACATTACCAGTGATTTCAGCTAATGCAAATTGTAATTGATGGTCTACATCTGTACCATAATTTTCAAGTTTAGTACGACGTTCGTACGACCATTGGAACAAGCCCAATCCTATCCCCGAACCTTTTTCAATCAAGTTAGGGTCAAATTCACTTTCTGCTTCAATATTCCCCATAATAGCTCCTACGCTAACCTCTGGGAAACCATTAGACCTAAAAAAATCCCAACATTTCTTTTCTATTTCTTCTCTTGTCATTAAATCACCTCACTAAAAAAGAGACCTTTCGGTCTCTAAATTAATCATTTACTAATTTATTGAGTATGTACACCCGTCCTTTTGGTGTAACCTTAGTTGTCCGATACAATGCATTTGAGCCATCAGAATATTTATTATTTGAAATACCTTCTTTTATTTCAAAATAACCACGTTCTATATATTTCTGATATGGTTCGGTCTTATTCTTGAATATCATTTTCCATTCTCTTAACTTTTCCCATAATCTTTTCTCACCTATTTTAATTCCGTTCTTACTTGCTACCTTTGCAAGCTCTCTTGCTAAAATGTTTCCTTTTGCAGTCTCAAACTGATTAATTACTTTTTGCTTCTTAGTGTTATCTTCCTGTAATTTTTGGTTATCCGTTACATAAAACTTATAAAACTTTATAAAAAAGTATATAAAAGTTTATTATTGCTTCTACGTGTCCTGTTTCGACTAATCTAATCCAGTTTGATATAACACTCCACAATCGTAAATTCCCCACTAACGAATGGGTACATATTACAGTAATCTTTTAAGTGATTTATCTGTAATTTGACAAATTTATACTTGCATTTAAATCTCTATCTATTACCAAACCACATTCTTTACATATGTACATTCTATCTGAAAGCTTTAAATCATTCTTTATATTTCCACAACATGAACATGTTTTACTACTTGGATAAAATCTATCTACTTGTACAAACTCAATACCTAACCATTCACATTTATACTTCATTTGTCTTATAAATTCATATAATTTTTGTTGTTGAATTGCTTTAGATAAGTGTTTATTCTTCATCATTCCTTTGACATTTAAATCTTCCATAACAACTCTGCAAGGCTTGGCTTTCACTATACTAGTAGTTGAATGTTTTCTTTTACCTTAAAATAAGTATCTTCTAAATTATCAAACTGTTCCCACGCTTTATCAGTATCAAGAATTTTACAATGCCTATCTGCACCTCTTTCAGTCCATAATATAAAACTAGGAGTATATTTACTAATTTCTATAGGTAAATCAATTTGAGTGATGTACCTTTTAAAATCCCTTAATTCTGAACCTTTAAGTTTATAATAATGTATCCCTTCTTTAAATCTAGTTTCGTTATTATTAAAATTATTAATAACATTATTTTCCTCTGTTTCATATACCTCAGCAAGTTGTTTAGTTGTTAATACTCTTTGGTTCTTGCATTCTATTATTGTTAAATTACCCATAAAAACCCTTCTTTTAAAATTAATCATGTTCCGGAACTTATGAGTATATTATACATTAATGTTAAATAATATTCAAGTAGTTTATTTAACTATTTTATTGTTTTTTAAATAATATTATTGTATAATGTTATCAAGGAGATGATATAGTGAATAAAAAAAGAGTAAGTTATGCATTAGACCCAAATATAGTGGATAGATTAAAAAAAGTATCAGATAAAACAATGATAGCACAAGCAAAAATAATAGAAAAAGCACTTGATGAAGCATTGAAAAAATATGAAGAAAATATTAAATAGTTTAGAGCCATAAGGCTCTTTTTTATTATTTTAAATAAAATAAAAGAGACACCTAAGTGTCTCTAATCTATTCATTATATTCTATTTTCCAGCCGGCTAAGCTGTATATATCTCCTGTATTCTTATCTACATAATAAACAGCATCTGTTTTATACTTATATCCATTATCATAGTATAAACTTTGGCAAGCTATTTCATATCTGCCATCTTTCTGTTTAAGAGTATAAGTTATTCTGTCTGGATATTTTACTTCAAAATATATTAAACTATCGCTTACTATCTTTTCAGCTTCTTTGTAGCTTATTTCAAAAGTATCATTAAAAGGAAAATGCTTACCGGTTATATTTATACCTAAGTCAAGACAATCAACCATTCCTTGGTTTAATCTAAACAAATGAGCTGTACTAGGATCATAATAGTATCTACTTATTTCATCTCTTTCATACTGATAAGTATCATTGTTGCCTAAATAAGATATATACATATATATCTTACTTCCTGTTAATCCATAATTACTTAAAAGGGAATTATCATTCACTTTGATTACTTCGCACTTATCAACTACTTCACAATCTGTTGCATAATTTTCCTGTATAAGCTGTTGTATTTCTTTTTTATCCTGTTCTTTTTCTATTTGAAGTCTGTAATTTGAATCAGATTCACCAGCATAATTAGTTCCAGCATTAGCCTTAACAGAACAAACACCAGTAACACATAAACCACATAATAATAAACTTAAAATTCTCTTTTTCATATTTTCTCCACTCCCATATATTTATTTTATTATATTTTTTACTATATATTTATTCAGTTTTTACTTATTGTTTACTAATTAATATCCTAATAATTGTTTTTCTACTTTTAAAAATGCTTTCTTATGGTTCCAGGTATATTTAATATGATTAGCATCCATTGATTTGACTTCCTTTAATTGTTTTATATTATAATATATTCAGTTTAACGTGAAATATTACACAAAGTTTTGAAAAAATCTTACTATTTGTTAAGTTAATATTAAAAAAATATAGTTCTGTATATTTATCTAACATTAATTTATAGATTAAAATATATTTTGTCTCACATTTTTCACAATAGCCAAACTTATCAATTCTATCATCTCCAGTTCTAACTATGTAATGATGATGGTTTAGTAAGTGCAAGAGAATTACATGAATTTTTAGAAGTAGGAAGAGATTTTACAACTTGGATTAAAGGCAGAATTGAAAAGTACGAATTCGTTGAAAGTATTGATTTTACTAGAGTTTCATTGGTTCCCCAAAATGGGGGAATCAAAACTGGTAGAGGTGGAGATGTAAAATCAGTAGACTATGCAATCACTATAGACATGGCAAAAGAATTAAGCATGGTTGAAAATAATCCAAAAGGTAGAAAAGCAAGAAAATATTTTATACAAGTAGAAAAATACTGGAATAGTCCTGAAATGATAATGAAAAGAGCTTTAGAAATTGCAAATAAAAAAGTAGCAGAACTTCAAGCTGAAAATGACCATCAATCAGAAGTAATAAAGGGATTTACTGATAACATTAGTACTGCAGATAAACGTGCAATTCTTAACAGAGTGGTCAAAAAGGGTGGAAAATATCAAGAAAGATACAATCTTTTATATAAAGAGTTTAAAGATAAATATCACATAGATTTGAAGAAAAGACATGATAATTACAATTCAAAACATACACCAAAATATAAATCTGTACTAGCATATGCAGATAAAGAACTAAATTGTATTGATAAATTATATGAAGTTGCTTGTAAATTGTTTGAAAGTGATGTTAAAGAATTAATTGAAGAAATGTTCGGAGTAATAAATGGTAAATAAAAAAGGGAGGCTTAATGCCTCCTGTTTTTTTAAAAATAAGTAGCTCCGTTTGTACCAAAATTTATATTCATCTGCTTATTAGCATCATCCACATCTATTTATATGTCTTCACCAGTACTTTCTGAATCTGAATTTCCGTTCAAATATACAATTTTTATATCCGAGTCAGAATTAGTTTTAGAAATTGTACCATCATCAGTCCAAACAAGTATAAATTTTGAACCTAAATTGTATTGATTAGGTCTATCTTCTTTACTATTTTTATCTACATTTAATATATAACACTTACCTATATTTAAATAGTCCTGTTGTTCCAATAAATTAATTCCGGCAACAAGTGGAATACTTGAAATTAATACTTTATTATTGCTATCTTTAATAGTCATGTACCAACATTCTGATATGGTATTAAAACTTACAAAAAAATTAAGTTTTACTTTTGTACCATTAATAGGAATAGTTGAAGTAAAACTTTGATTTGGACTTATTGTGAGTGGTATTTGATAATAATCAGCCATATGTTATCATTCCTTTATAATCCCATTATTTTTTAAAAGCTGATATGCCCATGATTCATTTAATTTTTGAGCGTTTTGTTGGCCTTCATTTGTTTCATCAGTGTCATGTGGTCTTTCTGAAACTTTAACAGTTCCAACCTTTACAATAAACACTTCCTTAAGAACAACAGTAGCTTTTAAACCGTACATAGTATCTTTGGTATCTTTGGTAAGTATAGACTTTACTAATAAATTACTAAATGTTCCGAACTTATTTATTAGTTTAATAGGGAGTTTTTCAGCTTGAAGTCTATTGAGCAGTTTATATGCATTAATACTTCTTGTGCTATCTCCTGTAAATGTATAATTAATTTTTTCCATTACATCTGACATTCCTATATCCAATGTAATTACTTTTCCGTTTTCAAAAGCATGATCAGAAATATCCGAACCATCTTGTATTGGATTTTCTGTTATAGTTAATTCCGAAGATATTTCTGTAGAAAAAATAGCATCAAAGAAAAAAGAACCCAAATCACAATCCAGATATGTTCTTACTGTATTTTCAGCTGCCATCAGTAAAATCTCCCCTGTAAACTTCTAGTTGTTATCTGATTTTGTCTGCTACTTATAGCACTTGCGTTTGCATGAGCATCAGTTCCAGTGATATTATAAGTATTATAATTATTAACAGTATTATTGTTATTATTATTAGAATTATTAGTACTTGTTGTATTGCTTGTACTGGTTGAATAATAACTAGAATCAGAATTTTTAAAAGTGTCATATAAATTTTTAGCATTCATTAATGATTCAAATCCAGGAACAGCAGAAAACATCAATTTAGGAGCTATTTTCTTAAATGTAGAACCTATAGAACTAGCAATACCTTTGGATTCAGAATCATCTTCATTAATAGAATCATCAGAATACATATTTGAATTATCTTTTGATTTATTACTGCCTTCAAATAAATTACCAATTACAGGAATTTTAGATAATCTTTCTTTAATATCATCTATATATTTATCAATATAATCTAAGGCATTTCCTATCCAGTTAGATATATTTGAAATAAGTTTTCCTAGTTCTGTTCCTTCTAGTATACTATTAATTTTTTCTTTTATTTTTTCAGGATCAATTAAGTTATCAATTTTTTCTTTTAATAAATCTAATATATACCCGATTACAGATTTTCCACCAGTGAGAAATGTAAATATATCATCTATAACTAAATAAGCAGCTTTAATTGGTAGAAGGAATAGATTAAATATACTTAAACATTCTTTTAATATAGATAATATTTTTTTAGTTCGAGTAGACGTATTATCTAATTTCCCATTGAAGAATGATATAGCTTTTCCAAAGGTATTTCCTATAGTTAATATGCCTTCGAATAATTTAAATATAATTTTTAAAGGCACACTTATACATTTACCAATCAAATCAGCAATTTTAGGAAGAGCTTTGACTAAATAATTATTTCCATTATGTAATAATCTTCTTATACTATCCAAAGGCTCTTTGCAGTATTTCATTATAGAGTTTCCAATCCATTCAAGAGCAATGCTTCCTAATTGTTTAGTTCTTTTCCATTCTAATCCTATATTTTGAACTATTTTTAAGTTTTCTTTATATTCAGGAGGAAGCTTTAATGCTGAACTATCTTTTCTTAGCTGGTTAAATTGCTTTAATAATGTAGGAGATAACCATAAGTCTTGCATTGAAGCTCCCAAAGTATCTAATGCTTTAGTTACTTCTCTTGCATTTTCTTTTGTGGTCCATAATTGACGTGCTAATTTTTCATATCCTATATCAGCATCTGCTAAATCTCCTAATACTTCGATTGCTTTACTAACTAAATCTTTTAATGCTTTAAATGCTGTAATTACTATTCCAATATAAGCTGCTGATTTAGTTGCAAATTTTAATAATTCAGAGCTAGATTGAGAAGTAAACTGTGTTAATGCATTTTTAGTTCTATCTAACTCCTGTTTTACTTTTTTATCAGTATTATTTGGTACTATTAAAGATGTATTATCGGTATTTTCTTTAGATTTAGGTACATTTTCTTTTGTGGAGCTATCTATTTTATTTTTTTTAATAGACGAAATATAATTATATAGTTGCGAAATATCTCTTAATAAGGAAGGAGGAATAATTTCTTTGATAGTAGGCATAGTAGATATTAAATCATACATACCTTTTAACAAATTTGATGTTTCAGACGTATTTTTCTGAACTTCATTGGAACTCTTTTTTATTTTTTGGTCATTATCACTCATGGCCTTATTTACTTTATCCATAGATGATTTATCAATATCAAAACCTATACTTATAAGATATTGCTTTATGACATCTAATCCGCCACTCATTGCATCTTACTCCTCCTTTCCATAGCTTCATAACTTCTTGCTTTATTTTCATTTTGAACTGCCATCATTTCATGTATATCTAACAAATCGTCTAAATTATAAGTACCATCCCATAACTCATGCTGTTTCCAAAATCCAGCTGATACTGGAGCAAATAAAAAAGGGTCTATATTTTCATACTTAGCCACTATGAATTCAGCTTCTCTTTGATTGAATCCAAGAGCTTTTCTGGAAAAAAACCTTTTACGTTAAATATTAATGCCTTTACTGTGAGTTCCATGGCTAATGCTGTATCATATTCCAAAGAAGGATCACCCCACTCTTTGTTTTCATTTAATACTTGTACAGTATTACCAGGAAGAATATAATAACAAGAACTCAAACAGCTATCTTGAATAAATTCAAATTCTTCTTTTGGTAAATCAAATAATCCTTCTAATAATTCAGTATAATTAATATTATCAAAATCACTATTTTTGTCCAACTTTGATAATATAGGAGTTATTATTTTTACTAATTTAAAAGCAATATAAGAACCTGTTCTTGCATCAAACTTTTTAACTAAAAATTCTTTTCCGTTTATAGTTTCTTTTTTTTCATTAACTGGAATATCCATAATTTACTCTCCTTTAATTATTCAAATATTACTCTGCCTGCCATTAGAGTCCAAGATACTTTCTGGCCTTGTGCTTGATATGGGCGATCACCGGGTCTTTGAGGTGATACATAACTGCATGTTGTTTTTTGATTCATATTTTTTGATGTTACTGTAACTGTCATTCGTGCCCACTCTGAACTAGCAGCACCTTCAACATAGTTATGCCATTTTACTAAATAATCATTTAGTTTTGAAGTTTGTTGGCACTCTATTGTTATTGTTCCGTTTTTAGCATTAATCTTAGATATCATAACAGAACCATCTGCAGCTATATCATGAACAGTGTTGTCATTGCTACGACCTATGGTAATACTTCCTACTCCTTGTCCTGTAATACTCTGGCTTCCCATAGAAGGATGATGAAATACACATGATATATCTTCAAAACTATATGTAGAATAAGTTTCACTCATTTAAATTACCTCCTATCTATTTACATACACACCAATACTTGCTGTTTGAATAGAACCAGCTAGCTTTACTAGTACATAAGTATCTGGTGACTTTCTAGATTCTCTATCTGATTGACTTTGATCATCTACAGAATCTGTGATAATTTTATACCCTGTAGGTAATATATCACCTGTGTTGACATCTAAAATAGGAGCAGCGTTCCATACACCAGGAGCTATAAATCCTTTGCTAACAAATTTGTTTAAGACTGGAACTAAAGCAATAGTAACAGTATCTACTCCAGGATTAGTTTGAGGTATTTTGGGGTTATTCACATATGTATCCATAGCAGCAGTTTGTAATTCATTTTCTAACATATCAAGATTCATAAGTTCATCAAAAAATGTACCATTTGCGCATTTACCTTTTTCATAAACATTATAAACACTTCCACGATTTACAAAATAATTTAGATTTTCTCCTCTTAATATAGATACATCACCTTGTAATAAATCCTCTGTTTTTATTGCTTTTAAAGATTTATTATTTAAATCATAAGCAGTATCTGAATGTGCTGCACAATAAGCCATAGCAGCTACATGAGAATAATCATCAGTAGAATACATACCAATTGTTCTTTGATAATTCTTATTTTTCAGAATATTTGCAATACTTGATTCTAAACCGGTCCTATTTGATTCACTCTTTGTATTATAGAATAATGAACTTTTTGGTGAACATCCTTCAATATATTTTGCAGCTAATAATATTTCATTATCTGAAGCATCGCATATAAAACAAGCATACCATTCAGTATTTGCTGATCTACACGCTGATATTGCTTCTATAATACTTTCTCTTTCTAATGTAGGGTCTGTTTCTTCGTCAGTTATATCATCATCACCGAATACATCAGTGAAAGCTGAAACTATTTGAGGGTCTGTAGCATCTTCGTTTGTTTCTGTGCTTTCACTTATTTTTTTGAATCCCCATCTACCAATAGCAACACGTCTAGGAGATGGGGATTGTGCGAAATAAATTGAAGCAGCCCTATATTCTGGAGAATCTTTGGTAAAACCGGCTATAAGCATATCATCAGTGCTTGAAAATATTTTTAATCTAGTATTTTCACTAATAACATTGGACTTCCCTATTATAAGGTTCAGGTCAAATGTACTTCTAACTTTGCTTACTGGGCCTACATTAATAGATACATTAACTGTATCAGATAAAGGTAACATATAATTCCTCCTTTTTATTATCTATTTGATATTAGTTTTATATCCCCTAAAACTAATCTATTTTCTTCGTTACGTCTTACAACTAATTCGTTGTAATTAGCATTGAAATCCGTTCTATCCCACCATCTGCCATTGAATAATTCAGGAATTCTCACTGGCATAGGAATATCAGTTATTGAATGTAAATTTATTTTGTTTAATTTTTTAATAATATCATTACGCATTAATGAATATCTTACTTTGTCTGCATTATTATATGAATTTGGACCATAAAAACAAAAATTTATATTATGGACTCTTGTATAAGCCATTTCTTTCTTAAGCATAGTTTCTTCTAATGTATCTGAATATAAAACATCCATTTGACGTGCATATTCGCTATCTACTGGTGTAACTCTTATAAAACATACATCTTCATCTATATCCCAATCTGGAGATCCATTCACCGGCCATGTAGCTCTTACTTTTGAATAATTATTTCTATCAGACATATCTATTTTCAAAACTTCTTGTACTACTTTAACAAATGAATGTTCAATTTTTTTTAAATCATTAATAGTATCTTCCAATACATCACATCCTTGTACCTATACCTTTATAAAAACCATATGCTGAATTATCCCTAACTTCTAAAAGCCTATATCTAACATTGTGCCATAGTATTTCATCACTTGTCCCTTTCCAATAATTATCATTATGTGTCTGATATAGTGGTTCAGTAGTTATGAAAACCATCATTCCGGTTACTCTATCACCTTCAGGTATCATTTCAAGTGTTTTACCTTTTGCAGTAGATACAATCCCAATAGCATTTATTTCATTTTCAGACTGTTTAAATTCTCCGTATTCATTATACTCACCCATTTTTCTAAATATAGTGAATTTTTGAGATAATCTAGGGTCTATACATACTCTGCTAAGATTAATCATTCTTATCACCTACGATTCCGACTATAGAACGTCGAAGGATTCCAGAATCAATCATTGGAACAGAACTTCCTTTACCTTTATAAAAAGTTCCCCACGGAGACATCCAACCATTTATAGTACTGTCTGCATTTGGAGGCCAGTTATTTGCTGGATTATTAGGCCATTGTCTTACTTTGTTTTGCACAAATAAAGCAGTCTTTTGTAATTCTGTATTTGGGTCTTGACCATCTAAGGCAGCTTTAGCACACTTATACATTTTTTGAGATATTTTTTCTTTACTGTTTTCAACTGCTGGAGTTAACCAAGGTCTAGGTGGAACTCTATACATAGGTGAACCATGTTCATGAAGATACATTTCATGTGCTTCGGTATATGTTTTCCCTTGATTTATATTGTGTTGCATTTCTTTTCTCATAGAAGTATCTCTAACACCGTTTTGATGAATATACATTAATTGTGCATTAGTTACATGAGAATCTTTATGTTCTGTACTATCAGGAATACCGCATAATATTTCTTTATCAGCAAGTTTTTCAAGAGATTTTTTTATATCATTTGTTAGGTCTTTTGTTATATTTATGTTAAATACATTCTTAAACATAGTATTAACCTATAAAGCCATAATTGGAGCTCTTGGAATTCTTTTTGATAGAGTTAATAATTGCTGACCGTATATAGTTAAATTAAAATCCCCTGCATTTTTATCATCTATAGTTGCCATAGAATAATCTGTACTCACTGATACTCCATCAGCACTCATAGATGTTTCTAACCCTTTAACCATTCCAGCAGATATAATAGAATTTACGTTATCATCAGGACTTGTTATACTTTGTAAGTATAAAGTACAATAATGAGCTATATATAAACACATCCCCATTTTCCAACTATTTTTCCATCTTTTATAACTTAATGTTCCGTTAGCCATATCAAGATACATTTTTGTAACTGATTTTGGAACTACATATTTTAATCCATCATCTATTAAATCCTCGTCAATTTCATCTTTTGGTTCGTTAGCAATAATTCTTCCAGTACCAAATATATCATTTGCAGCAGATATTACCTGTTCATCTGTAGCATATTTAGAAGAAGTAGATGTACTATAATCTGGCTTTATTCCAAAAGTATCATACGCAGCAGATTCTACTTGTGAATCTGTAGCTATATCAGATTTTTCAGTATTATTATTATTATTAAATACATCTTTTGCAGCCGATATTACTTGTTCATCTGTAGCATTCCCATCAGAAGTAGACTGCCCATTTATAGGACCAAATTGTGGATATACTGAATAAAAATCTCGTAATTTAAACCGAGGATTGTCTAATTTATATACATTACTTTGACCGTAATTTCCTAATATCATATAACCACTTCCTATGATTCAGCTAATTTTATTTTTGATAGTATGCCTTCTCTACTTGTTGATTTTCCTAAATCTATTTCATGTTTTTCTGCGTAATTCTTTAATTCATCAACACTCATTGTATCTAATGTCTTGTCTCCATTTTCGAGTGTAGTTTTATTAATTGAATTTATAACCATAACCGAACCATCTTTTAATGCTGCTTTAAAGAATTTATCTTCAATTAATTTATCTGGTACTTCTGCAAAAGATTCATTTTGTACTGGGTATTCTTCACTTCCTAAAACAAATATAAATGTCTTTTTAGAAAATATTTTCAATTTAAATTCCTCCTTATAATAAAAAATAGAGTACTTAGATTATCTAAGCACTCTTATATTTCTAAATTCCATCAACATATAAAGCGTGAGTCCTATATTTAAAGTTAACAACTGAAATATTAGCCATAAAGTTAGTGAAGTATGCCATTTTTTCAGCTGAAGGTGTAGTCATGACCTTGGTTAAAGGCTGAGGAATTGCTATATTTACCATATCAGCATCATTTGCATAACATACCATTCTGTTGCTATTTCCTACACCAGCACCAGCACACCATCTGCTTGGAGCTATTGACAAATCAATTCCTTGATTCTTACCTATATTATTCTCTAGTAGATAATTAAGAATTGAAATGTTACCAGCTTCTGATACTTTTCTTGTAACTAATGAAGCGTAGTTTGCAGGGTCTACTAGAATATGATTACACATACCTTTTAAATCATACTCGCTATTAGTCCATGTTCTTGTCATAGCTTGGTTAACTTCGCCTAATATTTCATCAGCAGTTTTCTTAGACCATAAAGTAGAACCGGATGCACCTGTTGAAGCTGATATTGAAGCAACTACTGGATTGTTAACCAATCCATAATGTTCATTATCTGCCATTCCTACATAAACTCTATTATCTATAGTTTTATTATAAGAAAGTTTAACTCCCTTATTTAGCATTTCATCTAATCCTCTACCTGTTTGAGCTATTTTCTTTTGGTCTAAAAAAGATACTCTCATTGAAGCAGACCATGGGAATGCTGGTACTGGGTCTTTGCTTAAGTTAACTTGAATTACTGGAATATCATTTGTAGCATTCCTTACAACTCCGTCCTCGTTTCCTCCTGTAGTAGCATAATCAACGAACATGTTGCTTACAGTTTCAACGAATCCTCCACCAGTTTCAATAAATATATCTCTTGCATATGTAAAACTTGTTAAAGGTTCATTAAGTTTGACATTTCTTTTTTCTAATTCACCATCTAAAAAAGCCATACCTTCACCGATAGCAGCATCATCAAATCCGATTGCTTTAGTTCTGGCATCAGCTCCATACAATTTCTTGTTAAAGCTCATTACTTTACCTCCTCCTACATTCTTCTATTTAGTATTGTTACTTCAACAACACCGTTAGCATCAACTTTTCCTGTTGTAAATATTGCATTTGTTAATGCTACATTTTTACCTGTATCTGATTCAGATTCTATATCTCCGATTTCTTTTCCGGTATCAGCAACAGTTCTTATATAAACCTTTCCTCCAGGAGCTGGTGTGCCAGATGCAAGTTTTACTGTTAAAGTGCCTCTTGATAATACATCAGCTACCTCATTTGATTCATATTTTGATTCTCCTGTAGCGTAAATAGTAGCTTGTTTAACTTCTCTTAAAGCAAATCCAACAAAATCAGCATCAACATTGCTTGATCCGAATGCTTTTATTTTATTATCTTCTGTCAATACAACTGCTTGACCAAATTTAACTTCTCCATCTGTAGTTCTTGCAACAACGATAGCATCTTCTTGTCTTGAAATTTGACCTACAAAACCAAAGTTTAACTTTTTGCCTATAACTTTTCCTGGCATTAGTTATCCCCTCCTTTATAGTGTGGATTCATTTTTCTGTACATATTTTGAATATCTTCATATGAATTTTGTTGTTCCTCTGCTGCTTTGTCTGTTGCTGCTTTTTTCTGAGATTTTAATATTTGAGCATAACTATTATATTTTGCAACAGGTTTTCTCCTTTTAGCTTTATTGATTACTTCTTGAAGCGAATCACAAGCTACTTTTTGAGCTTTCTTATCTTCCATATTAGCAATTAAAGGTTTAACTACTTTTAGAATTTCAGCTATTGAGTCTGCACCTGGAATTGGATTCTTAGGTCTATCTTCTTCAAGTGATACGACTGTGCTTTCTGGTTCTGTTAAATCTCCTTCGTCACATCCTGTAACAACTTCTCCTTCTCCATCCTCTGGATCTTCATCTTTTCCTTCTAAACCTTCAATCATTTCATCAATAGCTTGATTTTCTGGCTGTTGTTCTTTTGGAGCTAGTAAAGTACCTATCATTTCAATAAGTTTATCTAATTTCTGGTCTGTACTTGAAGGTGTAGGTGTTGCCTGTTCTTCTTCATCACATCCAGATTTATCACATCCACCTTCTGGTTTTTGTACTGGTGGCTGTTGTTGTTGTTGCTGTGGAAATTCATCTTTTGCTTGTTTATTAGCTTTTGTCAAAGCATTTATAGCTTGCATTACCTCTTCAGGTTCTGCATCTTCAGCAAACTTTTTAAGACCAACAGATGTCAAAAAATCTTTTGCATCTTCTGCATTTTTATTAAAATAACTGAAAAATCCCATTCTTTTCTTTTTCTCCTCTCTATTATTAATTTCTTTGTTAGAATCCATCACTTTGCATCTGTCTCCGGCTCTGCCTTTATCAACAATTGCAATATGATTTCCAACTATATTTCTCTGTGAATATGTACCATCTTTATTTTCAATAAGTTCGTATTCATACCCACAGCTAACCTCTCTTTTACCGTTTTCAATTTCTTTGATTAATCTTTCATTATATATGACTAAATCAGCTAAAAGTAAATCAGGATTATCTTTTGACCTTCTTACACTTTCAGCAACTCCCATGCAATACCTTTGAGTATTCTCGGGAGTTAATAAATCAGGTGGATGGTCATTTGTGACTGGTTTTGAATTAAAACTCGCAATAGCTTTAGGTGAAAATACCTCTGATTCATCTCTAAAAACATCAAATAAATCATTTTCTCCTTTATCAAGTCCTAATTCTTTTCCTAAATATTGATATTTTCCAGTCCTTGCAACTGGTACATCATGACATATTAAATATCCTTCTGGTGTTTTAGTCATATGTGGACTAATTTTACTTCCAAAGTATGCTCTCATTTATTTATCACCTCCTTGCAAGTAAAATAAAAAATAGTTCTTTAATGTCTGCTATTAAAAGACATAAAAATAATCCTTAGAATTTATATAAGACTTTGTGGTTAAAATTATTTTATAAGTGTTTTAAAATATACAATCTTTTTAAATTCTTCTATTATTTCATCTAATTTCATAATAGGAGCATTCTCTTTTAATATGACATCATATAATTTCATAGCAATATCTGGTATATCTACTATAAAATATTTAGATTCCATTGTTTCTGATTCTGAATTTTAATAATCAATTTTATCCATGTATTACCCTCCTAAAAAAGCCTTAGAATTCATCTAAGACTTACTCATTTTCATATTTAAAGCTTATTAAATTAGAATTTTTAACTACAAATATTTCTTTATTATCAAGCAAGAAGTGAGCAAAACCTTCTTCGTAATAAAAATCTTTTATTTCTCCATGTCCTTAAAATACCTCTGGAATTATATCGCTATCCTTATAATAATAAACTGTTAATTTCATATATACCCTCCTAAAAATAAAAGCACCTACCAACGTAGATGCAATACTAACTATTATTATTATAACCTGTATAAATGCTTATTTTTACTTTGTTTTTACTCTGTTTTTACTGGTAATGTTATATCCCTCCTGTGCTACAATCTCAAAATTATCCATCTTGCAAAGTACTTCTTTTTCATATTGATAAGCATTAATTAAATGTTTTAATCTTTTCTTTTGTAAATCAGATATATCCTCTTTAAGCAACTCTCTGCATAGCTTAATCAAATCAATACCTCTGCAAAATTGCTTTATAAGTATGTATTTTCTAAATCCTGAATTTATTCCATATACTATACAATGGCAAATATCAGCATCTTTTGAGAATGAATAATAATTATCATCTTTTGTTATCTGTTCTCTATTCTTAAGTACCATTAGCCTGTAAACTGTACCCTCATACATACAATTAGTAAAGTTTTTCTCTATAATTCTTACTATTTGTGAAGTTATAGGTATATTTAGTTCCATATGATTATACAGTTCAGTTATAATTGAATTAATCAAGTTTAATTAACCTCACACTATTATTGCTTTTATTATAATTTGCAATACCGTATCCGCATATTTTTTCTCCAAATAAGTTCTTTATTATTAATTCATTCATAGCTTTTTGAGATATACCACTTATAGTTAGATTAGTACTGTCTCTTTTAACTAATAGATACTGCATTAAAGCTGATTCTTTTACTATTTGTTCTAATTCAGTCATACTATCCCCTCCTTATATTAAGTTCTATTATTCCATTTACTAAGTCTATATTATAATCCTCGTACTTATCACTATAAACATTTTTTAGATGTTCCATTTCTTTTGATGTATGAAATTTAATTTTAACACTTGTACCTTTGACTTTGGGTAATTTCTCTGTTGAAGTATAAATATCTTTTTCCTCAGTATCTTGGATTCTTTTATGATATTTTCCATTATTAAGTTTTTCAAATCTAGTTTCTATATCATTTTCATTTATATTAAATGAATTTAATTCTTCTATATAAGGTTCTATACTCTTTGTCTCGTTTTTAGCTTCTCTCCTTATTTTTCTCATTGTTTTCATTTCCTGAACTAATTTTATTGATTTATAAGTGTCCAATTCTTCATTTTCTATCATGTGTAAATAATCTTGCTGTAATTTATTGCAATATCCTACTTGTTCTCTTAGTTCATCATATCTTTCTAATAGTTCATTCTTAATTCTGTTCATCTCATGTATTAATTCAGCTGATTTACACATAATAAATACCTCCTACACAATAGACCTTAATTGATATTCAGAACGGTACACCCAATCTCTACCTATAAGAATATAAAAACCTTGATAAGCTTCACCCATAAGTCTTACTCTTTGATTTGTTATTGTATCATAAGCAACTTGCTGATCCATTTTGACTTTACTCATTTTACAAGTCTCCCTTCTATAATATCTAGTCCTTCCATAGCTGCTGCTTTTGTAATATTAACTTGTACATTCATAGCCTGAATACGGTTAAAACTCCTATAAACCTCTTTACCATTAACAAATACTGCATACATCATAAAATCCTCCTTTTAAAATTTTAATATGTACTGGTGGAATAAATCCACCTAAGAATATGTTATAGAAACATTGAAGCATATCTGTATTGCTTTTGAACATATGAGTCTCTGAAATGTCCTCCATCTTTAATCCAATCATATATTCTTTTCTGACAGTCATTCTTGACATTTACAGGAATATCAGCATTAAATAACTCACAGTAATTAGTAATTTGTTTTTTCATATAAAACAACTCCTTATTAATTTCTTGAAAATGATTTACATCCTATAATTTTACCTTCCATGTCTCTTACTATTTCATTCGGAACTAATAAATCATTTCTATTATTACATGCTTGCATTACTAATCTGCTTACAATATAATAAGTTCCTTCCTTTTCATCTGGTAATCCATATACTTCCCCAAATTGAGTTTCAGTTATTAGTATTCCATTTATTTCTCCTACTTTTTCTATTGATTGTTTGCATCTTGCCTCACCTTGAGAAATAAATCTAGATATTTCTACTCCTTCCTCTGACACCATATTTACTGTATGTGGTGTTAAATTTATAATCTCCATATTATACCTCCTGATTTAAAGTCTCCCGACTATTATTTTTATGGATAAGGGCTTTAGGATGAACCTTTTAGAACCTATTCAACATCTTCACCATATTTATCTTTAGGAAATTGTTCTTCTAATTCTTCTATATATAAGTAATCATCTAATGCTTTTACTAAATCAATGCATATTCCTGTAGATTGTAAGTTACCTTTTAAATTCTCATTGATTGATATTTCATTACCAAATATATCTTCTAATCCTTCCATAAACTGACACATATTAATGTAATCAATCCATATAAATAATTCATCATTTTCAGTCCATCTAATTTCTTCTGCTATTCCTTTTTCAACTAATAATTCATGTAGTGTCATATAAATCTCTCCTTCAAATCTTTTATATTATAATATATGCTGTAGTTTATAAAAAATTCCATTTATTAAAAATTTTTTATAACTATTTGTTAAGTTTTTAATGTACTTTTCAAATCCTTTATATTATAGTATATGATACATAGATGAAAATATTACCATCAAATAAAAATTTTCTAACTATTTGTTAAGTATGAAGTAAAAAAATATTACTGCACTACGTCGTATAATTCTTGAACTAATTTTTTAACATCAGACTCAAATAACTTAGCAGCAATTCCATAAAGTTCATCAATAGCACCTAAATTCTTATCAGCAAATTCTAAAACAGACATAGACTTATTACCAGTTTTCTTCTTATAATTCTCACACCGTAATTTAATATCAATGTGGTAAGTTTCTTTGTAAGTTTTATAAAGCAAATTCCATCTTTCTTGATACTTTCCACCTTTGCGAACTACTTTATTAAGAATAGCACGCTTTTTCTGAACTGGAATGTTATCTGCAAATCCTTGAATAACTTCTTTTTTGTGAGTATTTTCAGTTTTAAGAGTTTTATTTTCTTCAATAAGTGGTTTCTTTGCTAATTCAACAAGCTTATTATGTGCTGATGCAACGACCACTGGATCATCACTAAATAATTTAAGTTTCAGCTCCTCTTCTTCAGTTATTTTTTTTACTTGTTCTCTCATATTGAAATAACCATCAACCAACTCGTCATACTTTTCCCATGCTAAATCATCATCCATAATCTTAAGTAATTTAGCATATCCTCTTTCTGATAATAAGTACACATGTTCTGTTCTATTGCTTCCTATTAAGCCGTTCTTTTCTGCAAAATCTCTAAGTCTTTCTGAAGGACTTAGAAAATCAACAATATCAACACGGTCTTTAAACCTATTTCTATTGTTATTAATAAGTTCATTTATCTTCTTTACTTCTCTATTATGAATTTTTGCAATATCTGAAACCAACATAGACTTTTTATCTTTTCCAAATCCACCCTCAACATCATGAAATTTCATACCATCTATTGTTATCAAACCATTGATTTTTATTTCCATATTTTAAACCTCTCTTAAATTATTCTGGAACAGTTGCAACTATTTACCTTATACATGTATTATAATTAAGTTAAAACTAATTGTCAATATATTAAAAATAATTTATTTAAAAAATATTGAATTAATTTAAATTTAATGTTATTCTATTTATGAGGTGATTATTAGTGAAAATTAAAATGAATTTAAGGAAACTCATATTCGATAAGGAAATAAATCAAAAGATACTTTCACAAGATACTGGGATAAGTCCTCCTATAGTAAGCGGATATTATAATAATACATTTGTGAGAATAAATAAGCATGACATAGAAAAGCTATGCAGATATTTCAACTGTGGAATTGAAGACTTGTTTAAAATTGAAGATGATGAGAAATAAGACCAGAGAATAGACTCTGGTCTTTGTTTTTGCATAAAAATAAGCCTTATTGCTAAGACTTAAAATTAATTTATTTAACTTTATTTTACTGGATAACTAAATGTTCCAAAATAATTAACGCTATTTGTTCCAATATAACTTATAAGATTTCCACTAACATCTATTCTTACTAATAAATTTTGTACTGGAGCATTAGTAGCATTACTATTTGTACATAATGAATACCAACAAGAAGGATTAGCAGGTATAGGAAGACCAGTAGTCAAAGTTATATTACCAGAAGCCATTTTAGATGATGAAACAGTATTTGCTGAAACAGTACATATACCTTTTTTAACCATATAAGTTATGACAGCACTACTATTTATATCACTTGAATTTACTAATGTTTTTATTGGGGTATTATCTATATTTGTAATAACAATTTGTTTCCAATCTATTGAAGTACAATTTTTCCCTATACAATATCCAATAAATGTTTCTGGAATTATAGCACTTTCTGAATGTGACCTTCTAAACTCTAGAATAGTTCTTTCTATGAATTTACCAATAGTTAAAAAACCATAAACGTTTTGACTATCTGTTATATTTAATGCTGGTTTAAAATAATCTAAATCTGTAACTATTGAACTATTTGTGTCAATAACTCCAATACTGTTTACTGGCATTTTATCCCATATATCCTTTATTGTACAAGTTTTTGTAGAATCTATTCCTAATTGAGCTAACGTATAATATGTTTTTATGTTATTACATTTTATAGCATTATCATAAACACTTTTAGCACTAGGCACTTGACTATCTGTACTTGCACTATTAATAGTAGTAGTTATAGCTGTTTTCTTAACTACTTCTGTTTTATTAGCCTTTGAATCAACCTCACCTTTCAATACCTTACCTTGATTTGCTGATAAAGGCTTATCAGTATCAATAGAGGTTAAATTGTCTATGATATCTGTTTTGTTTACTTTACCATTCCATGAAGTACGTTCAGCACTTGTGATATGTTTTACACTATCTCCTGTATGACTTGTTAGGTCACTCTTACTAGCTTTGTCTGTTACTGTATTCCATGTATCCTTTTCAGTTGTAGAAACGTGGATATCTGTATCAGAAGTATGAGTTGTTAAATCAGTACTATCTGCCTTATTACCTATATCAGCAACTAATTCGTCATACATTGCCTTAGCACCATGAGTGCCAAATATCTCATCTTTAGTAGTAAGTGTCTTATACACACTACTTAATGTTAATAATGCAAATAAATCATCGCTATCAATGTTTTTAGCTTTTAATTTTCCGGCTACTTCCGTTGCTAAATCTATAGGATTTGTTGAAAAATCTCTACTATCTGATAAATACCCATAGAATGTAGGGGCTGTTTGACCTTTCTTAATTAAATATGCAGTTATTTTTCCTCCATGTGTTTCATCTGCCAATACCCTTACTAAATATCTTATATCATCTAACAACGTACTCACATCATAAGTTTGCAAGTCTGCATAAGTTGGGAACGGAGCATCTATAGTTTTAAGCCCACCATTAGCAAACGCTGTTACTAAATCTTGTACTGGCATTTGCAAGCCTTTAATGTAATTAAGTTCTGTTATACTTGTTGTTAGTCCATCTAAAGATTTCGCAACTAATTTTCCATTATCATTTATTATAGTAGTTTTATCTATTAAATCTCCTAGATATTTAGCATCTGAACTAGCATCCATTTTTACTAATTCATCTGTAGAACTGCTATTAACATATTCGTGTTTACCTGTAGCACTATTGTAGATTAATGTTTTACCATTGCCTATATCTGTTGTATCAACATCAAATAATTCTTGTAATTTAGCATTATGAATAATTGAACTAATTGGAATAGTATAAGGATTCAAACCACTCATTCTATTAAGTATAATATTCTTATAATCTGCACTAAATCCAACAGTATCAAGTAAGGCTCCATTAACTTCATTAATAGCACCTACAACGGTTTTATCTGTAGTGTCTAATGTATTATCTGTCTTATCTTGTTTATCTGTTTGTAAATCAGTTATATCAGATTTTATTGCTGTATCATCATAATTAATAATCCCGAAATCAGCTAATGACTTATCTCCATCTAATTCAACACCATTAATACTTGGTTTATTGGTAAGGTCTATATAATCTGTTGTTCCACTCCCTGAACCTTGAGGAATCTCTCCACAATCTTTTATAGTGCTATCATCTAATTCAATCATTAAGTGATTGTTAGAATCTACAGTAATATCTTTTATTCCATTACCATCAGCACCCTTTACAGCACTAAAATTCAAATTGCTTGATGTTCCGTTATTCCAATTTATAGTTAATGTTACACTTTCATCTGCATTTTGAGTTGTTGTTGCACTTTTGAATCCACTTGCTGCTTTTGCTCCTTCTTTTCTTGCAGTTGAATAGCTTATAACATCAAATTTATCTGCCATTCACATTCTCCTTTCTATTGTAATTTCCATTCTTGAGTATTTGACTTGAACATATATAAATTTCCATTGTCAACTACATATGCTTTTGAACCAGTTTTGATTATATCCGGATCTGTAGGTAATGTATCAATATCTGTATCTTCATCTACATAAAACATTTCTATATCATCTACGCCTTCTCTGCTGAATGCCATGTAACCACCTCCTCTCTAAATTTAAATTATTTTAAAACCCCTGTATATTTGAAGGAGTATTCACAATATTTTTTTCATTTGAAGTTAAATAATTAGAATTAACAATGTTAGCATAATAAATTAAATTATTAATTGTTGTGTATTGGTCAGCTAATACAAAATTCTGAAAAGTTTTAGTTGTATCTGTCTTGTAAACAATATTACTGTTAATATTTAATACTTCTATAGTATTATTGGTTGTAGGAGCTGAACTATTTTCAAAATGCATTACATTTACCCAAGTGCCTGAAGTGCAATTAATAAATTTATTATCACTTACATTAAGACTTATCATTGACAAGCCATCTATTCCATATGAAAATATAATGCTATTGTTTATATTCTTTATATTATTATTAGAAACAGTTAAATTTTTAATATACTTATTAGCAAATACTAAAAATCTATAACATCCTATATCAGTTCCATAGAAGTTATTATTATTTACTGTTAGATTAACAACTTTTGAAACTATAACAGCTGACGAAGCTCCTTCTAAGTCATATATATTATTACCTTCAAAAACAACATAATCGCTCAAGAAGTTAAAGAAATTTTGTTTAGATAAAGTTAATCCATATATAGTATTATTACTAAATACACATGACTTAGCTTGGAAATAAAATGCATTATAATCTTCTGTACATGTTAAGTCTGACATTATATTGTCAGTTATTATCACTTTACCACCATTACTTTGGACCACATCTATAATAAATCTTGTACATTTTTTAATTATATTGTTTGAAATAACTACTTTTTGATTATTTGCATTTCCTATCGATATACCTTTTTTATTACCGTATATATAGTTATTAGATATTATGCAGTCACCACGGTTATTTTCATCTATATCATCAGTTTTGAATGCAGTATCTCCTTCGATACCGCAATCTTTGTTGTTTAATAAATAGTTATTTGTAATTATCATAGGTGAATGTGCATATTGTATTGCTTCATCTAAACAATTTTGTATTATGCAATTAGTAATAACATTAGGTTTATATTTAATATCAGTTATACCAGTTATTGATATACCGTTTTTAGACCCTGTGCTCTTATTATAATTACCACAATTATCAATTAAACATTTATCAAATCTTAAATTGTACGACCTATCTGTAGCTATTCCTGATCCCAAAGTATTTTTAATTATTACATTTTCAACAGTTACATTTCCAGAATATCCAACAAATAGACCATAACCGCAGTTCCAATAGTTAGCATTATTATACCAATCTAAATCTATATCTTCTGTTATATTTCCATCTATATATAAATCTGATATTGTAATATTTTTATCCTCTAATGTTGAATTTGCGTCATATATATACCCAGTGCAAATAATGGTATTTTTACAGTGATTATAAGAATCTTGCGTATTTTCTATGTATGTGCCTTTGTTAGCTTTTATAATACTGTTATAACTTGCACCATGTAATCTTGTATTATTAGGTATCATAATAGGGTTAGATACATCAACATAGAATGTTCCAGAAGGAATTAATACATTGTTTATATTCGCTGTATATGCATAATTTAAAGCATTTTGAATGTAGGTATTGTTTAATACATTTTCTCCTTCTCTTGCTCCAAACTGTTTAATATTAACTGAACCATTTTCAATTATTAATTTTGCTTTTAGACCACCTTCTAAATCAATTATTCCGCCACCATCATTTATTAAAGTATTATCAGATACTATTTCATATTTCCCATTTCCCCCATCATTATTAACATAGTATCCCTTAGTAATAACTAAATCTCCTGACCTTAAATAACTGGATGTTTTCATATCTAATACATTGTCAAAATAAAAAGGTTTCTTATTAAGTAAACTATTAAGCCTTTGGATCCCTATATCTACATATTCTCTTAATGTTGGCATTTTATTCCTCCTGTGAACCAAAATAATTTATATTTTCAGTCCCAAAGTTTATGTTCATTTGTCTGTTAGCATCATCTTCAGGAATAATTATATTTGATTCAGGATCACTTATACTCATATTTTCAAATTCTTCTTTAGATATAAATTTTGAATCTGCATAATCTTTTATTACTTTTCCATATAAGTTTAATTGTCTTAGATTTAAATTTTCATTTCCTGTATAATTTTCATTGTTTTCCATGTTAATCCTCCTTAACTTAATTTTATAAATAAAAAATGGATACTCCATATACAAGAAATATCCATTTTACTTTATATTTTTAATATATATTATTAAATTTTTAAAGTTTATTCCCACATGCTTAATTGTTGTGGTCTTTCTGATTTAATTGCACTCTTGATGAATTATTCACTATACAAAAATAAGACTAAGGACTATTCCTTGGTCTTTTATAATGCATTTATCAAATTAACTTTCCCTAATGTTATAGAAATTTATAATTGTCGCAACTTTCTGCGACCAACATTGGTCGTGAATAATAATTTATCTTTTCATGTAACTCTTCGTGAAATCGCGGTTTTATGAATGGTTACATATTACATTATTCCAAAATAATTATAAAACTGTTTCTTTGACATTCTTACTATTCTATCTGAAAATGCAAATTTGCAAGGGAAGTTTATATCTTCTACTTCTATAACTGCCGGGTAACATCTGCAATTTGGAAAGCATCCTGCCACTCCCGGAGTTAAATTGCTATTCTTCCCTATATATCTTTCTGGTAATATAGGAATATTAAAACTGCAAATAACTCCTTGCATATGCTTATGAGAGCTACGGACCTTTTCATCGGATGATGTCTCCCACGTATAGAAGTTTAATCCTATGCTCTGAGCTTTAGCTTGAGTTATAATACTTGATGTCTTGCTTATCTCTGTCCTAGCAATTCTCTTAGCATTAACATCTGATACATGAGGAACTAATCTCTTAATTTCCTCTACTATTTCATCTGACCTTACACCGTCTAATGTCCTCTCCATTATAGTTTTATTTACTCTGTATGCTATATTTGTTGGAATTGTTTTTATAAGTTCTGCATTTCTTAATATCTGGTCAGTTATTATCTGATTATACTCTCCATGTATTTCTTTTTCTAATACTTTTCTTATTGCTCTGCTGTTTTGACTCTTTGCTGCTGCTTCTCTCCATGATCTGAAATTAGATTTATTTATTTGTTCAACCATTCCTTTTGCAATATTTCCACAATAATCAATAAAAGACTTAGTATTCATGAATTTATCAATCGTATTTAATATAGTTGATAAATCTTTGCACCCAGCTATCCTTTTTTCCAGTTTGAATAGTGCTTGTTTGATTAGCTTGTGGTATTTCTTCTCCAGTATCCTGTTCATTTTCCACATTGTTTAATCCCCCATTTATATCCGAATAATCTCCAAACATACTATTATCTAATTCTCCTGTTTCTATTTCATCTGATGCATTTTGTATATCCTGGTCTGTTATATTAGTGAACATTCCAGTAGTATCAGACATCTCTTTAAGTTCTTTTAATGCTATCTTTTGACTTATCATTCCACCGCTATATACAGTATTAATTGCATTCACTTTCTTATCTACTATATTAGCAAGTTCATCTTCACTTTGTGCTGCTATTGGATTGAATGTATAATCCCAATCTGAAGGAATATACCCAAATTCGCTCATAAATAGTACAGGTAGTAATTTATCCAACTGTGGTTGAAGCTGTGACACTTGTTTTTGTGAAACCATATCATAATAATTCTGTAAATCTGAATCTCCTGTTGCATTTAATCCAGCTGGTGCTCGTCCGAATAATTTTGTTACTGGTATTTCTGCTGCTCCTGATATATCACACATAAAACTCTCATAAATATCGTTAATTCCTGAAAATGTATATTGATGTGTTTCAAATCCATCTTCTTTATCCAATAGCATCATACTATTATTATTCATCAATCTGTTTTGAGTCTGTACTGTTCTATATACTTCTTCGAGTCCTTCCTGTTCTCCCATCGTTATGCTTGCTCCTAATTGGTCCATCTTTAATATTTTTAAGTTTGCTGAGAATATAAGGTTCGCAATATTAAATGATGTATTATCTCTCTTCTTTAATTCTTCGTACACAACTTCGATTTCAGACTCTCCCCAGTATTGTTCAACTTGTCGCTCTATAAAAGGTAAATCTCTCCCTCTGAACTGTAATACTCTTGAATGGTGTACTTTTAATGTGCTTTGTCCATCTATGGTCCATTCATAGTATTCTGGCATTCCAAATTCAGGACTATTTATATCCTCTACTATTTCTGATGAAGGCTGTAATCCCATCCAACGGTCGCATACTATCAACCCTTTAAAGCTTCCTGGCATTACTTCGTTGTAATCAAGTGGTTCATCAAGTATATTTTCATGTCCTTGTATTACCATTACTGCACCAGCACCACCATATAAACGTCCTAACTTTATCCCTTCTTTTATTCTTTCTTGTACTTTTGTTACTCTGATTAATTTATCTAATGCTTTCATCTGTTCTGGAGTACACTGGGCCTGAATATCTATCCAATTCTTCATAATGTCCTCAGCCACGACATCAATTATCTTACGCACTATCCAGTGATTACGATATAGAGTATTCATAAGGTTATAATCTTGTGTCAATCTATCCATTGTGTACAGAGTTCCATTAGATACATTCATAAGTCCTTCACCTAGCATGGATATTACATTAGCAAATGAATCTGATGCAGCTTGTTTTTTAGGTTTAGTCACTGGTTTATTATGTAACTTTTCGTTAAATGAAGATTTCGCGAAATTATTTGTATCTCTTGCATATCTTTTCCGTTTCTTTTTACTCATGCTTTCCCTCCTTTTGAATTTTTATACATTTTAAAAAGTATTTTCCCGTGTATTTTGAGACTTTTATACATTTATTCATTAATATTCATTTTTTATGCAATAATAAAAGCCTTAGGTTTTCCTAAGACTTATTTTTTATTCTCCATATCTAGTTCTTTTTCTAAGTTTAATTGCGCATTCAGTGCAACATGTCTTAACTTTTGAATATTTATTTATTGTAAATGTGCTTCTACAAATAATACATTGTCTCTCTACGTCGTCTAATCCTTCTTTTCTTCTCCATGCTGATTTACATTTATTAGAACAAAATTCACTTTGATATGCTTTTGCAATGAACTTTTTCCCACAGTATTCACATTCCTTAAATTCTTCTTTGTGTAGCTTATCTTTCATTTGTTCATAATGTTTTTTATGCCATTCCTTGCCTTTCTCACTTCCATGCCATTCGTTTGCTTTAGGTCTAGCTTTTTCATTAAGATTATTTCTATACCATTCTCTTAATTCGTCTGATATTTCTCTACTATGAATTTTTCTATGTTCTTCTGCTGTTACCATTTGTAAGTTTTCTATATCGTTTTGATTTTTATCATGATTTTTATGATGTATTTGATATCCTTTAGGTATTGGTCCATTATAATATTCCCATACATATATGTGTAATCTTTTGTGTATAGTGCTATTAAGATAGTACCCAGTTTTTTTATCTCTTCTGAATTTCTTTCCGTCGAATACTGCTAAGTCGTTATTTTCTAAATACTTGACTTTCATATAGTAACTCTCTTTTTTTATTTTATAAATATATTATATAACTCATCGTATCTATTGTCAAGTACCTATTTTACTACTTTCCTCTTCTCCTCCATATCGACTCGCACCCATAGCGTACTGCATCGATTTGATGGTTATTCTTATCAGGATATTCATTAATAATTTCATCATCAGAATCTAAATCATACTCATATTCTAAAAATTCCTTTGCAGTCGCTGGGCAACGCTTATTATCAATAACTATAGCATCTAAAGATTGTAGCCATTTCGTAGAATATTTAACGCTTCCTGGCCCTTTTTCTGCTGGATATGCATGTATTCCATAAGCTTTATAATCGTCAATTGATTTAGGCTCTGCACTATCACAGATAATCCTTTTTCCTTTTATTCCATGTTTATTTAAAAGGATATCAGCTGTTTTCCTATTTGACATTCTATTTTCTCTTGCTTCATCAAATATATATAGCTCTTTTGCAGCTGCATTATAATATACTTTATTAAACGCCCATGGATCTGGGAACCATCCCCAGTCAACTCCACAATAAACTCTATCAAAAGAGCTAATCTCTTCATCTGATATTCTTCTGATTATAATATTATCAAATACATCTCTTCCTGTACCTGTTACTTTTCCTAGGTAATCATGTTCGTATTGAGTAGGTTTTTTCTTCTTCATTTCCTCTGCTTCAATAATGAATTGATTTCCTAACCATTCAACTGGAACATTTCTATAATCAGAGTGACTTACAATTTTATCCTCTCTTTCATCTAGTACTTCTTTGTTGCACCAATTTCTCTGGCTTGCTGGAGGATTGAAGGAATAAAAAGCTACAAATTTAGGGCCACCTCTCATTAAAGATTGATTGATATTGTCTATTTTTTCTTTATTTTCAAACTCGTCAGTTTCTTCATACCATAGATATTTTATATATCCTTTAGCTACCTTTGTAGACTTTAACTTTTTAGGCTTATCTGCTCCTTTAAATAGTATAACTTGCCCTGTAGGCTTATAGGTTATCTGAAGTTTACTATCTGGTATATCCCAATATTCCTCTACTCCTAATTCATATATTGCCCATGTTATTTGTTCTTTTACTGATCCGCTCAATGTATCTTTTACTCTTCTTATTACTATAGTATTAGTAATATTTCCTTCTTTAGCATCTCTCATCATTCCAAGTATTATTTCAATTGATATAAAAGAGGATTTAGTACTACCTCTTCCACCTTTTAAGCCAATAATGAGTATGATTTCCTGCCTTTAAATCTTTGTGTATATCATAAAAACTAGGGCATATTATATCTTTTAATCTCACTTTTGGCATATAATCACCCCCCTATATATCATCTATTATCTGAATTGCATCATTTTCATCTTTTATATCTTTATTAGGTTCTAGTTTTTTAGTCTCAGCCTTAACCTTATTAATATCAGCTTGAAGTTTTTCTCCTTGTAGCTTCTTATTAGCTATATCAAGCTTAATCTTATCATCATCTGATAATAGATTAAGATGCTTATTTAAGAATTCTAATGCTTTCATCTTATCTGCTAGTTTTATCTTTATTCCGTCTTTTCCTTGATATACTTCTGTTATTAATGATGTGTCTACTCCCTTACTGTCTTTTAAATCAACATAGCTGTATTCAATTATCTTTTGTTCTCCTGTATCCGGATCTATTACTGGTACATCTATCCCATGTGCATCCTTTTCCCAAACACCCTTTTGCTTCTTCCCAAATGTCATGTAATCTCCTAAATCAGAGAATGCAATATCAATATACTTTTGCATCACTCCATCTTTAAGCGCTGCTTTATTGAAACGTATTCTGGTAAGTTCTTCTATTTGAGCCTTAACACGTGGATTTACAAGTAATTTGCTTCCTTCTGTATTAGCAGTCGTATAAGTACATGTATAAGCCTTTAGATAAGCCTTTGTTGCATTAAAACACTTACTATAATAAATGCAGAATAACTTTTGTTTTTCAGTAAGTTCCCTATTATATATAACTTCTTCTACCTGTTTTTGAACAACAGTGCACTCTTCTTTTTTTGTGTTTGCATCCTTTTCATTAGGTGTGCATACTTTTTTACTTTTGGTGTGCATACCATTTTTATCTTTGCACCACTTATATCTAGTCTTCCATGACTTGACTGTATTAAGAGATACATTATATTTTTCTGCTATATCTTTATATTTCATTCCGTTAATATAATCTAATTCTGCCATTTCATATTGTGCAATATCTCTTGTTTCATTCTTGCTCATTTAATCACTTCCTCTCCATTTTTATCTCCTTCTCTCTGAATTTATATAACATTCTATTAATGAATCAAATTTTCCTGACTTATGTAAATCTTTATGTGAACAGAATGGGCATACTAAATACTTTCCATTCTTAATTAATTTGTTTACTTCTTCTGTCTCTGTTATAAAGTCACGTTTACATCTCTTACAAGTATAAATTGTATAATACCCCATATACCTTATCCCCTTTCTTTTAAAAAATAAAAAAAGACTTAACCTTTTACAGCTAAGCCCTTACCCTTTAATTTTATGGATTAATGACTGAATTTATTGAATATACAAATATCAGCTAGGAGGTTTTTCACCTTCCTTTTCTTAATATATTTGTTTTATTTTCAATTACTAATCCATATGAAAAATTAAAATAAATTTTATAAATGGAGAGTAAACAATGAACAAAAGAATTAGTTTACATTTTTATTATATCCTAATCTTGTCCTTTAATTTACTCTGTTTTTACTTACTATTTACTTTCATTTATTATTCTTTTATTTCTAATTTCATTTGTTTATACTCATTTATTATTTTTAGTGCTTCATCTATACAGTCATATACATATTTCATATCTTTAACTGCTAATTGTTCCCATCTATCTACGTCCATAATTTTGAATAATCTCTTTTGTACCATTTTATATTCATTATTTACTCTATTTATTCCAAGTCTAGTTTTGATATATCTGCTATACATTTTAGTATGTCTGTCCTGGATTCCTACACTTGCTATAACTCTTTCGGCTGTTTCTTTCAATTCTTTAGTTTCTTTTAGTAAATTGTTATATTCATATGCTTCTTTGAGGTTTCTAACTTCATTTTCCAATCTTTCAATGTATTCAATAGTTTTATGCCTCACTATAGCAGATTCAGAATTAAGCATTTCTAGCATACCATTTTTAGTTAGTTCATAGCATGGTCTCTTTTCTCCCTTCTTATCAATATATTCAACCACGGAAAAATTTCCGTCGTTAATTCCTGCTGATTCTAAAGTATTTATTTCTTTTTCTATTTTCTTATAGAAATCATAATGTGCTAATTCTCTATATTTCTTTCCAGTAGCATCACTTTCAACTTTCCTAAACTCATTTATAATATCAACCAATTCTGTTGATTTTATAGTTTCATTTTCACTCATTTTTATATTTAATAGTTTATTGTCCATATTAGTCTCCTTTATTTAAGAGTGACTATTAAGCCACCATTATGTTTATTCCTCTTTATCCTTTTTACCTTCAATTATTTTAAATACTTTCATACCTGATATAATCATTAGTACTCCTAATGCCGGTATTTCTATTGGTAATAATATTGCAAACCAACTAATGCATTGTAATTGATTGTAAAATATTAATTTTATTATTATAAGTATTAATTGAATAAGTATAAGCCATGCTAGTTCTTTTTTCTCTTTACTACTGTTTTTAAGTAATTGTATTATTAAAGCTGCTGCTATTGATACAATTTCAATAAATACCCATACTACTATTGGTAATAACATTCCACCTAAATTCATTTCTGTATTTCCTGATATTTTTAAAAGTATAAACATGATCTCTAATACTATTGTTGCTATTAATCTATATATTCTCATTCCCTTTAATCCTCCTTATAGACTGCTTAACTCTTGATACATTATTTCTTTTCCTTGGCACTCTGCATATGCTTTCTCAACTTTAGCTCCTTGACTGTCCACCCAATTACTTAATAAATAAATTGCATCAGCTACTTCTAACATAGGAATACATATTCTCATGTAATCTTCAGGATTCATTCCCTCAGGAAGTTCTGCCGGATTTAAAGTTATATATCCTTTCTCTTGTAATTTCTTTTCTGCTTCTCTAAATATTTCTCTATAGTTTTTTAATCCTCTTACTTTACCTGTTATATAAACTTTTTTATTTTTATTGCTATCTATTACCTCTCTATTGTAATCTTCTTGTAATTGATTTAACCATTTACTCATTTTTAAATTTCCTTCTTTCCTTCTGATTGTGGATTTATGATTATATCTTTATATGTCAAATCTATATCTTTGTTATAGTTTTCTCCTGTGTGATAATTATCACTTTTAAGAAGTTCTTCTCTTTCTTTTAATTCTGCTTTGTGTACCTTGTCTACTATTTCTTTTTTAATTTTATCTGGTGTACAATCCATAATCCCAAATCTATTAATCATATAGTTACATGAATTTACTCTGCTACATTCTATTTCTTCTGCATATGGACATACTAAATTAATATTTTTCATCTTGAACATCTCCTTGATTATTCTTATATTGGTTATAAAAATCAGTCATTACTAATGCATCTAATAATCCTTGAAATATGTTATATAAAGGAATAAAACATAATACAGTTTTTAAATATATTGAATGTCTTAATTCTTGATATTCTTCAATTACTTCTTTAGCTTCTTCTATTTGTTCATTGAATTTATTTATTAACATTTGTGCTTCCTGTTTTATTCTTTCACCTTTTTGTTTTTCTTCTTCAAGTTCATTTATGCGTTCTTGGTTCTCTTTTATTATTCTTTTAAGTTCTTTTTCTGCAGTAAATAGGTATCTGAATTTAATTTCAGTCATCTTATTCCCGTAATGTACTCTAAGTGTATATGAAGCTAACGCCATTATTGTGGTTACTATATAAAACTCTAACATCCTTTATTCTCCTTTTTATTTTTCATTCCATATCTTATTTTCATATATCTATATGGTCCTAAACAAAGTTCTTTTTGAGTTTCTCTCCCCTTTTTAGCCGCTTCTTCTTTTGAATAAGTTTTCTCTGTACACGCTCTTTTTAAATCCCATCCGTTTTCTATTCTCTTACAAAATGTATTGAACTTTATTCCATTTTCTTTAAGCTTATATTTTACCCATTCAGGATATCTTTTTTGTTTTTTAGTTGCTGCTTCTTTATATGATATCTTTTTGCTTATATATCCTGTGGTAAAAAGTATCTACTGGTATTCCATTTTTAATTGCCATTTCTTTGTATTTATTAAATTCCTTTTATCTTTCGTTTCTTAAAGGTTTATTTACAGCATCTTCTTTATTCCATGCAAGGTATCTTACTCTATGTTCTAATGTATCTCTGCTTATTCCGTTCTTTTCAGCTTCTTCATATTCTTCTGGTGTTATATACCACTCATACATTTTAAGGCCTCCAATCATCTATGCGCATCATCGGAACTGTTACGGGTTCACATAAATCACAGTAGATTTCAGCATGTTCTCTGTCTTTAGCTTGTAACTGTTTCTTATATTGACCTGTATATGCATTTCTAAGATATATACTCCACCATCCATCTTTTTCTTGAATTAGTCTAAATGTCATTCCATTTGCATGATATATTTCTCCCATATTATTTCTCCTTTTCTAGAGTGACCGAACTTAACAGCCACTCATTAAATTCATACTATTTGTTAAGTTATAGATAAAACTTAGCATCTTTCTTTTACTATTTCAAGCAATGCGTTCCAATATGCTTGTAATGGGCTGTCTGGTTCTCCTGTATAATATCTATAATCTGCATCTATAATATATTCCGAATCCCATTCTAGTTCAACAAGTACCCCTTCAAAGCTTTCAATTAATTCTCTTAGGTTCCCTTCTGTTAATAATGGAGTAGATGATTTCTTGAAATATAATTTGAATTCCGGATCAGCATTAAATGAATCTATATGATTTTGATTAATACATTCTAAACAATATTCCTTTCTCTCTTTATACTTATATTTACCATTATTAATAAATAAATCTCCTATTTGTGGATACCATCTCTCTTTGATTTTGTCCTGTACCTCTTTTGATTGTGATAAAAATTGTTCTGATGTTATAAATTTGTTCATTCTTTATTCTCCTTTATTTTAAAATTATTTTACTATATTCATCCAGTGAGCTATATTAGATATCAAATTGTCTCTTATTACATAAAATCTTGACTGTTCTAAATTAAATTCTTCTCTCATGATTTTATATATCTGTAATACTGGATATTTATCTTTATATCTGTATTCTATAAATTTCTTTTCTTTAGGTCCTAATTGATTAATATTTATTTCTACATTATATATAAATTCTTCTATCTCTTTCTCTTTATATGTTAACTTAAGTATTTTCTTCTTTTTCTTTATCTTTTGATTCTCTAAGTCTTCGATTGCTTTTATTATCTGCTGTTCTGCATATCCTGTTGTATTAGTAGATGTCTGTACTCTTTCCTCTATTGGGCTTGTTTTATAATAATCTGTTACTGATACATCTGTCCTCTGTATTCTGTTATCTATATCCTTTATCTGCTTTTCTAAGAACTCTATTTTATATTTAATGTTTACTTGCTCTTTTTTATATCTATAGTATCTATATAGCATTCCTTCTGTTTTCTTGAATGCTTCATATGGTATCTTATTTTCTTTCAATTAATGTTCACCCCATATATTTTATATATCAAATTCTAATTGCTTATCTCTAGTCTTTAGTATGGATTCTACTGACTTATCTATTGCATCTTTCAACCTTATTATTTAAAAGCATTTATTATGTCTTCAAATTCACTTATAACGTAATCTAGTGAATTTTCTCCATGTTCAGTAAATAATCTGTTTTCTTCATCCTGATTATATAGATTCATAAATTCTCTAAATTGTTCTAATTTTTCTTTTAACTCTTCAGACCTCTTTAATAATTCTTCATCTTTATTTTCCATGTGATTACCTCCTATATCCAGTTGCTAACATTTCCATTGCATCTCTTCCAACATCTTCATCTTTTTTATTTCTTCTTGCGTTTTTACATTCTTTACAATATCCTGTTGCTTGTATTAATGTTTCTGCTATCTCATTACATTCTTTTATTTTGAGCTCATATTGTATTCTTAGTTTTGGGCTCATTCCTTCTGTATTATTTAATGCTTTAGTTAGAATTCTTGCATAATCCAATAATGTCTCAATTATTGTATCAATGTTGTTACTGCTTATATCAAGATATTTTTCTTCTAAATTACTGTGCCCTTTCTTGTTTTTTAAATACTTTGCTGTAAATGAATTTCTCATTTATTTCACCTCAATATTTTTAATTTTTATTCTTCTTGATATTAGTTTTTTAATAAATTGTTCCTTCTGCTTTTCTGTCTGCTGATTGAATAATTCTAAGTCTTCTCCTGTTAGATTTAATCCTGTGTGATAAGTTATATTCGCTAATTTAACATCAAACATTACTGTCATTTACTCACCCCTAATCAAATAAATTTGTCTGTCCTCCTATCTGTCCTTTACCTATATATATTTCCATTTTAATTTTTGTCCGCAAATATTGCTGATTTTCCTTTTATCAATGCCCATCTTACTATATCTTTTTGAAATTCATATAATTTACTATTTATATCTTCCTTAAGTATTTCAAACCCTGAGTTTTCTGTAGTTCTATTTTTGCTATTTAAAAATTCTTCATAGTCCAT